ATACCAAACTTTTTAGTGTTAGAGTCAAAACAATAAGAAGTGTTACAGTTAGCCCTTCTTATAATCTTATTATTTTTCATTTCAATCAATGCTTCACTAAGTGTCATTTCAAATCTCGTAATTTTTCTTAAAGGTTTCTCTTACATTCTTATCCCAAAGTAATTCAGATGCAAAACCAATAGCGCCAGAATCAAAATGAACCCAGACAGTTTTGCCATCATCGGACATACTCACTTCAATAATGTCATCTTTATCATATTGAAACTCTTCGCAAAAGATATTGGCAATTTCTCGTAAATATTTATGAAATCTAATAAAAGACCATATACGACCTCTTACATATTCTTCACCATAAATTTTTGGATCAGTGCTCATTTCTGTCTTTCAAAATTTGTTCTTGCTGCTTATTAACTTCAGCCACCACGTCCACAACTTCCCAGTCATCAGCAATAAAATCTAAATAAATAATTTTGCCATATCTAGCATATTTACCAACACCCCAATCTGAATGCCAACTTTTACGCCTGACTGTTTTTCCAGCATATAAATCATCTAAAACATCTTCAAATGTTTTATTAGGGACTATCACCCAATCTTCAGCAAAAAGATCTGTAGTTGTAATTGTAGATTCAGCATGGTCATATTTTTTGGGAAAGAGAGTAAGACTAGGATTACCTTCCCTTGACACCATTTTGCCATATTCGACCATCTTCACAGCCCAATTTATATCTCTTTTAAGCTCGATGTTATTCTCTTTAGCAAAATCATCAAAATTGGATCCTATATGCTTAGTCATTAACATTGCTGCTTTCCAAACTTTTGATTTATTATAATCAGAATCTAATTCTTTTGTTTCATTTCCCCACTTTTTAATTTCATAATAATATTTATATATTTTATCATCTTTTTTGGTATATCCATATTTAAACCAATTTGTTCCATTAGAAAGAATGTCTTCTTCTACTAATAATTCATGGTATATATAAATATTTTTCTGATTAATTAAATCTAAAGCGGCTGAATAATTAAAAATAGTATCTTCTGTGTCATAATCATAATACATTTTGCTTACACCCTTAACATTCATACTTTTTCCTGTGCGCTTTTCATATTCACGAATTTTGTTATGATAGTACTCTTTTTGACTTTTAGGCAATTTTTCCACGGGCTTCCTCCAACGCAGTAATTAATTTATCAAGTTCTTCTTTGTCTAAAACAACTAAATCTGAATAAGCGAATCCATCAAAAAGAATCTTAAATCTTTTTTTCCAATGTAATTTACCATCATTAAAACCATAATTCCAAAGTGATATATCCACAGTTTTTGATTCTGTATCTGGACGTACATGTAAAGAATGGCACAAGCAATCACAGTTTATAATCGTAGTTTTATCCACTTGTATACCCAATATTTAACCTGCGAACGAGATGAGTAAACCTATGAGTATTTACTAAATGATAAAGGAAATAAGCACGTCTTCCTAATGAAAATGCTCTAAACTCTTCTTCAGCTCTAAATACTTGAGTTCCATCTTCATATTGACTGGGAACTCTGATACCTTCTTTAGCCCATTCTTTTTGTCTATTGAACTTTTTTTCAATAGTAGACAGTAATTGTTCCCATTCTTCTTGGGTGTATCGTTTGTCTTTTGGCTCTAAAAACTCATCAAACTCAATTCTTTTATGAGCAAAAGAACTTCTATGAATAACTACATATATTTCTTGTTTATTTGTCTTTTCGACGGGGGGCAGACTTAAAGACCACCCAACGTACTTTGACACACAATATTCTGGTGCTGAATGATTTTTAACTCTCATCTGCCCATTATCTAAATTGACAATATGATCAATGCAAAAATGGTCATCATACTTTGGAACCGAATCATTATCAGTTTCAAAAGATTCTACATATTTAAAAAAGGATTGACGTTCGTCAGTGCTTGGTATGTATCTAAAAAAACTATGCTTAAATCTTGCCATTACTTTTTAATTTTTCCGTAGTAAAAATCCCAAAGAACTTTAAATCCTTTTTGGCCAATAGAATGTTCAATGTGGTAATCAATTACCAGTGGAGGTCTTGCTTCTTTATTGTTTCTTGAATAAAAATTATCATAGAATCGTTCATATTTTGCTTTATCAATTATATCAACAGACATGAATCTTTTGTTAAGAGAAACAATTCCAATCTTACTTCCAGGACGTCCCACTAATTGTATTGCATATTTTACATCAAAATTGCCAATATTTAATATGCATTCTTTTTTTATTTTTTCAATCCACTCTTTTTCGTTCATAAGTTTTCATCAGAAATTTCGTAATAAATTTCCCATATATGACCAGCATTATCTGAGACTTCAGAATTTTGAGTATAGTATTCTTCAAAGTCTTCAGTGTATAAATTGCCAGCACTATCGTAAACTTTATTTTCTTTAAGTGTAATAAAATAAAGATCAGGCCATCTTTTATGACGGATTCTATAACCTTTTTTCATTAATGGGAAGGCTTTTGAAAAAATGAACATACAAGATTATAGTCTTCATTATTAAGCATTGCAATGATAATGGATTTTCAAAGCGTTTATAACAATATTATTACCACAAGAGCTTTATGGCTCAAAGGAGTGTATATGTTTAATTTTTTTAACAAAAAACTACCTACTGATTTTAACCAGGTACAAGAAAAAGGCGTAGAAATTAGTGAAATCTTTTATCAGCCGAACCAACAATTACAAGAAGATTTCAATTTAATTGACAAAGTAAACAAAAGCAAATTTGAAGATTTTCAAGTATCTTCATTTGCATCATTTTTTGAAAAACTTGAATTAATTCCTACTGTAGATCTTGGAGATGTAAACTTAAAGATCAGAACAACAAACCCATCAGCACCAATTGACGCAGATTTATGTCAAGTTTGGATGAGAAGAACTTACACAAACCCAACAACTGGACAAATTACAGAGCAATGGGTTAACTGGGTTCCTAATGATGATGCAGCTAAAAAATACTTTAAGTTTAGTTTGTTCTCTGGAGAAACTCAAACTTTCAACTTTGATATAAGTACATTTGATGTTGGAAAATATGACAGTTTCAGATTTATTTTCTTTACTTACCATTGGACAGTTCTTGCAGATCAGGTGGCTGAAAACGTTTCATTTGAGATTACTACCAAGCAAAAAAGAGTTAAAACTCCATTTGTAGAAATCTTGACTAACAAAATTCAAGATCCAGCTCCTGATGGAAAATTACACATTCCATATGTTATTAAGATGCCAGCTAAGACATTTACTACTTGGGGTGGTTGGTTTTTATTAGCTAAAGGTTCTTCAATGTTTCAACAACCTTGGATTGCATATGCCAGAAAAGACGGTGCAAATGTTCTTCCAGATGGTGCAACAAAGGTAGCTGATGGGCCAGATCCATATTGGTATTCAGAGGGCGAAATAGTCTTTGATTATCCAAAAGAAGGTGGTATTCATAATCTACAGTTTGGATTATTTGATTATAATTGGAAACTGCAAAACTGGATTTGGCCAGGTATTAACGTTCAAGTTGGTGGTGATAGCTGGGTTACGAAATGCCCAGAGTCTAAATTACTACCAAGACTAAGAGTTAATAATGGACAGTTGGTTAAACTTGATGGCTCACTTTACAATATTTATGAAGGCACAACTGGCGCTAATGCAATTACAGCTATAAGAGGCGGTAATTATGGTAATCAATATTTATGGTCAGAATCACCAGACTATAATAGAATTGGATATTTTGGTTCATTAAAGTATCTTGGTCATAAGTTTTTAAGATTTTTGTTTAATCCAGACAAATATATTTCTGACCATATTTATAGAAATAGAATTCAAGACACTATTGGAAAAATGCTCACCGCAGGGTGTCATGTCATTGTTGGGCCTCAACACATTCCAACAGGCAATGATTTATACGAAAAGTCAGAAGGTTTCTATAAACTTATTGAACTTATGGCTAATAATTGGAAGGGTTTACCAGTGTGGGTTTGTCTTACAAACGAACCTAACGATATTGGAGATTGGAGTTTGTGTAAGCCTATTCTTCAAAAAGCAGCAACAATTTATAGGTCTATTGATGCTGACGCTTTTCTTATTTGTCCAACATCTAAGTGGTCAAAAGAAAATACTAGCCCTGAAGCAAATGATTTAATCGATCCTCTACTAGTTGACGCATACGCTTACCATGCTTATAACGGCGCAACAGACGTTATTCCTAACCTAAAACCAATATTGGATAAGGGTGTAGCAGTAATTATTGAAGAGTATGGCTGCGGAGATACTGAATGGCAGAAAGGCATTAACATTGAGATGCAGAAGATTTCAAAGTTATATCCAAATGTTATTGGGTTTGCAACTTGGGCCTGGACGAGAATGGGTGAAGATGCATGTCCAATGGTTGAAGATGGCAATCTTGCAAATGTAAAATTGACTGATGTAGGCCAAATGCAAGCTAAAGATATGCAAATTTGGGATAGTGGTAATTTTATTGGTGAAGGAAATGCTATTCAGCCAATCCCTCAACCAAATCCTCAACCTACTCCAACCCCTACTCCAACCCCTACTCCAACACCAGCGCCTGTACTTGTTGATTCAATAACTAAGGCAGAAATTGATAGTTTATTAGATACAAAACTTAATCAATCATTATTATCATTAAAAGAAGATTTAAAGCTTTACATAAAAGATTCTTTAGATGCTTATGATGTTCTACAAGATGAAGAAACAAAGCAGTATTTTGAATCTGCTGTAGGTAATTTAGAGCTTGTAGATATTGCAGCAATTGATGCAAAGTACACTGATGAGAATGAAGTATCTGCATTAGCAAGTAAAGAGATTACTTTATTTAGAGCTGATTTATATAACAAGGCTTTGGCTGATTATAACCTTATGCTTAAAAAGGCAACTGTTGCAAAATTAACAGCTTATCTTGCTAAGTTTATTCAATACATCAAACCTGTTTAATTGAATCTAAATGAGCTGTCAAGTAATTCTTGACAGCTCATTTTTTAATGGTATGCTATTTACAGATATACTCAAAAATATGATTATGATTGTAAGCTGTACTTATATCAAGCCTAAGTTATAATTTGAATGAAAATTTGTAAGGATGCTTTTATGGAAGAATTTTTAGCTGAAATATTTACCGAATGTATGATTTTAAATAAAAGATATTTTTCAGAAGCAGACTTTAAATTATTATTAAAATCACAAAGATTGAATGAAGATTATAATATTTTCAATGACAAAGTAAATGAATTTTTAGCATTGAATGAAATTGATTATTATTATTTTGATAATGGTAAATGGCATCCGAAATGTGAAACTTTATCACACGTAGAAATTGCAAAAATAATCAATGAATTAGAATTGCATATGGAGTTGGAATTTTCTTTAGATGGTTTTTGTGAAACAAGCTGCGATATTGTTCAGAAAATAAACAATTACCTTTGGCTTAGTGAAGATAAAACTTTAAAATAATCTACTCTGTAGAGCAATATGAAATACAAATCGCTGGCTGCTTGAACCCTTGCAAATATCTAACCTTTACTGAGTTTACGTACCTAGTGGTGTCGTCAGGGATGATATCTGCTCTTTTAAGTAGATCGACAATAGGCTTAATTAAGTTGTCTGTATCGTTTTTATATTTCCAATCCCAACTAGCCATAACAAGAATATCAACATCAATTGGAAACTCTTTAGCTGGCTCCATTTTTTCTTTTAAAATTGGTGTATGCTTTGCAATCCAATCATTATATTTTTTGCTTTTAGCCATTTGCCCACGAGCAATTGGTGTGTACATTTTATTCGCAGAAAAAGTCTCTTCTATCACACAAGATTTCTTAAGCATATTATTCTTTTACAGGTGAAAAACACACAAATCGGTAAAAGATTTAATATGTGGTACAGATATTCACAACAATTACAATTGCCTGGGATGGATGTTGCTCAAGAACCAGTTAAAGAAAAACCTAAAACTGAAAGGCAACCGAGGCAAGAATTATTAGAAACACAAAAACCAACCCCTAGCTTATTTTATAGTGATTGGTCTAGGGGCCATGTAGTGCCTAATCAGCCTGTTTATCATGGTACTACACACCAGTTTGACCAATTTGATATCAACAAAGGAACAGCTTCCAATGTGTTTGGTCCGGGTTTTTACTTTACCTCAGACCAAGAAGATGCCAACAAGAATTATACTGGCACTGGACCTGACCAACTTGTAAATATAGACAATTTAGAGTATCAATTAGGTGAAGAAGATGATCTAGACCAATATTATTTATGGAATAATTATGGCCATGATCCAAGGTATGAAGATTATTTTCTAGAAAACCGCAAGCCGTATAACCCAAATTATTTGATAAGACAAATTGCCAGAGATACAGTTTTAGGGCCAAATACACCTAGAGTAATTCCAGCACACGTAAGGATGAAAAATCCCCTACACTTGACATCTGAAAATGATGCTGAACATCCAGAAAAAACTTTTGTTGATGATACAAATGAATCATTAGATTTTTTGAATGATAATGATGTTGATGAATCTGATAACGATTCTTACAAAACAGCAATTTTTAAACTTTACAACATTTTACTTGATTATTTTGAATCTGATACTGCTTATGAAATTTGCGAAGACTTAATTCAATATACAACTGGGTCTGTTGATGGTACGTCATCTGCAACAATGATGATGGATAGATTGAAAGGGATTTTAGAATTTCATGATCAAGATCAAGGTGTTATCTTTAAGGGTGAAATATTTCAAAGATTTGTTAATTCCTTAGGTCACGACAGTATTGTTATGAATCCTAATGAATTTTTCAGAATGTATTCCAATAATAAGCCGATAAAACATTATATTACTTGGAATCCTGAAAATATCAAACATGCCAAAGAAAACATTGAGTTTGATCCTCGCAATCCAGTAATCACAGCAAGCGTTAAAAAAGCTCAAATTGAACCAGAATCTAATGAACAATGGTGCGAAAGACATAAAGTTCAAAAAGAAGGCGATAAGTATGTATTTTATCATGGTTCTAGAATTAATTTACAATCACTAAGAGCAGGTTCTTTATTAGCCACATCTCCGCAAGAAGCTATTGATTTTGGTGATACTAACTACTGGAACGACAGAAGGGCGTCATTTAAAGTTTACAAAGTTAAGGTTTCACCAGAAGAAATACATCCTGGATTTTGGGCAAGTTTAGTGTCCGAGCATCCTGTCGAATTATATTACAAAGTATCAAGGAAAAAAGGTAGTTAATATGTGGTACTCAAGAATCAAAACAGCTATTTCAAAACAAACAGCTGAAGATATGATCCAAAGTGAATTAAGATCAGGTTCATATATTGATCCTGCTACTGAAGACGCTGACACAATAAAAAGGAAATTAATTGAAAAGTATGGCTCTGAAGAAGCTATGTTAGAGGCAATTAATGAAACTTTGAGAACTATTTCTACTAAATTAACTGGTTCAAGTATGGCTGATCCTTCAAATGAAACTTCAACATACTTTCAAGACAGGACTGGTATTGATGCTTTTTATGTATTACCAGATGGAACACAAACTCCTAACTTAAAATCCCATGTCATGTTTGATAAGTTTTTAGTACATAAATTAGGTGTAGACCCTTCCGCTTTAACCGATAGATCAGATAGACATATTTTATCTGAACTCACTGGCGCTTTGAGAGTAAATGTTTCTGGAGGTAACGTTAATGTTACAATCTATACACCTCCAACTCCAGCTCAACAAAAATGGATGAAAGATAATGACATTTCTAAACAAGAAATGGATATAAGAAGAGATTCAATGGAGCCACCACAAGCAAACACAAGTGAGATAACAAATCAACTTGCTGAACATGGAAATGAACTTGTAAGTATTGCTTACAAGTTGAATGAAATTATCAATAGTTTAGTTGTTACAAGAATCAACCCAAAGTTTTCTTCGGCAACAGTAGGGACAGAATCATATTATATTACAGAAAATCCACAAAACTTAAATGAAGATTTATTTGAAAAATTAAAAGATATCAAATCTCAAATATCATATATATCAGGTTTAGCTGAAGACTTAAATAATCTTGGAGAAAAATAATGGCAATAGGTATTACAGTTAACTACACAATAGAAGACCTTGATTTTCATAATAACAATGTTCAAATAAAATATTTGCTTGATAATGATGAAGCCCCATTATCTAAAAGATATCTAGAAGTATATAATTTAAGTGATATTTATTCTGGTATTGGTGATACTACACTTTTAACCGCTAGAGAAGATTTAATTCAATCTAATTTTTTATCTCTAACTTCAGCTACAATGACAGTTTTTGCAGATGAAGCCAGAAGAATAATTTTGAGTGGTATTGGTACTTCTGTTGGCATTGGTTTAACTGGTGTAACAACCTTTAGTAAGTTTAATGTAGTAGATAGAAGTAGCGAAGATTTACAAATATTTAATTGGTTAAATACTCATTGCGGTATTTAATTGGATGATTGGTAATGAATAGATTTAACGATGATTTTGATGGATACAACAATAGAAAGCATAGAGAATTTTTATCTAAAAAAAGTAAATATGAAGAAGAAGAAGATTTGGATGAGTTAGATATTGTTGCTGATGATATTTCTGAAAAGTTTATGGGCAGCTATGGAATACACAATGTTACTCCAAGCAAGGCCAAAAACGCAGTAGTTGTTTATGTTGATGAATTGTCAGACATATCTGAAAGTGTTAAAAAAGAAATTGAAGATATGGCAAAGCCTTACTCTGCAATTATTAAATCTTCTAAATTAAAAAATGACAATCAACATTTAGAAAAATATTTTAAACACTAAGCATATTTCATAGCTGCTTTTAGATGTGGTGGTAAAGAGTTCATTAATTCACTGTCAAATCCATCTTGCTCAGGTGCTTTTGGTGGGGCTATTTGTTGATACGCCAAACCTAATGCGTCAGCTCTTGCGGTCATAATTAATTGCAATCTCTCAAGGTCATTAGAAGACAATGTTCTAAACTCTTCTCTTGACATAGAGATTACACCCTTAAGCATAAAGTCTACTTCAATAATCAATGGCAAAACAGGGTATGAGTTTTGGCTTTCACCTTTAAAGTATTTCAATGCAGAAGTATATATGAGGTTAGCTTCCTTTGCATCAATGTTGGTGTACTTGAAATATTGAGACCATAGCTCATCAACATAGTCTTGATTTAGTTGATTTAAAATTGTGTCATCATTATTAACTTTAATCTTTTCATTAATAAGATCATAAACCCACACAATTGCTTTTTTCAGTATTTCTCTTCTTTGATATTCTCCTGAAAAATACAAATCAGATTCTTCCACTCTGAATGATTTAGCTTCAATTGATAAAGACTCGTGCCATTTTAAATCTCTTACACAAAATATAGCTAAATTATCTCCAATTTTTACTTTAAAGATATATTGGTCTTTTTCTATCTGGGGCATTTCGTCTTTGGTTTCAACTGGTGCATTGTCACTTTGCATCATATCTCCCATGCCCATCATAACTTTTAAAGCTTCTTCGTGTGTCATTGTAATCTTAATATCTCTGCGTGGTCTAAATCAATTTCTGAAACTGGCCCACCTAAAGTATTACCCCAAAACCCAGCACCTTGAGGGATTCTAGCGGAAAATGACCAAGTATGTATTTCTCCACCTTCTGGACTTAAAGAAAAACTAGGATTGCCCCAGTCTACGTTTCTAAAATGAAATAAGAAATTATTTCCAAAATACATTGTCAGTGGCGATTCTGGGTAAACATCAAGGAAGTTAGATGTTTTAGCTCTATAAATTGAAATACTACCAGTAACAGTTCTTGTTTTTAAAGCTGCATATTTTGGCCCAACTAAATCACCCAAATAAATCCCTTCAGCAACAGGAGTAGTGAATCTTAATTCAACTCCTTGATTTATGGTCAAGCTCATAGCAATAACTTTACTTGCTACTGTTTTGGTTGATATTACAATATTTTTTTGATCTTTAGTTTTTACTGTCGGTGCTGTTACTTTTGCTTTGTTAAACAGTAATGTTTTTAAAGCTTTAAAGCTACTAGGAGCATCAAATATAGTTGTGCTTACTAAACAGTCTTGTAGTGAAGCTACTCTATAATTTCTATAATCAAGTATTTCTTCAGGCTCTAAATCACCATTTTTAATAACCTTTGGAACAGCTCTGTTAGGCTCTAAAATTGGTATATCTGGTGGACTGATAAATGATTTACCACCAGCAAACCTACAAGATATTTCTACTTCTTTAAGACTGTTAAATCCATTTAAGTCTATAGAAAATGATTCCATAAACACAGGCCCATATGTAAAGTGATTAGAAACGCTAGTTACAAACATTAAAGGAAACATTGGGATAACAGCTGCTTTGTATATCACATTTTCAGCAGAAGATTGTTGATTCGCACCATCTTCTGAAATCAAAGGGGAGAACTTAATGCTTGGAATTGTATATGTCTGTTCAGAAAACTTAAGTTTATTATCCAGAGCAAAAGGCCAGAATGTATCTAATTTTTGAAAGACTTTAGATCCTGAATCATCTGAAAAATTAGTTGCCCATAATCTATGATATTTTTCAATATCAAATGGAAATGCTGCTCTCTGAGTGCTAACACCATCAAGATCAATTTGTCTTAATTCCACTCCTGGCATTCTGTTTGGTAGATCATATAAATCTAAAACAAATCCAGGAATAGTTTTTTTACTAGTATTTAACGTGTATCCAGTTCCAAGTGAGATTCTAAACAGATTATTTATTCTGGGGTTAAAGTCATTGAAGGCCATAACATATAAGCTATGTCCTTTTGCAGGTACCCCATTATAAACATTGTTTCTGTATTCTAACATTATTTACCACTTGTGAGCTTGAGCCATTCCTGAGCTAATGCCCTAATAATTTCATGCCTTGTTTTACCAATATTTTCATTTGTAATTGGAATTAGATTTCCAGTTTCAGAGTCTTTAAGATTCCAAGATCTGAAGAAACTTAAAATAATTAATTTGCACAAGATATATGTTCTGACCATTGGGTTGCCAGTTACTGCATTAATGATAGTTGCTTCTTCTAAAATTTGAGACATGGTTTCAAAATCTCTACCTTTAGCATCACATATCAATGAAATAATATCTTCACCCTCTTCGTCTGGTTTGCATATTTTGATAGAAGTGATAACACCATCTACTTCATTCTTTACTTTTAACTTCACTACAATTGGAAATGTTTCTTCTGGATTAACAAATATACTCATCCTAATTCCTTAAAAACTACTAGAAAAATTCAAAACAGGATTTGTTTCAAGCTTTTCAGTTGCAACACTGAACTTAATTTCTTTAGTCTGATTATCAGACATTGGCGAAGAAGCTTTCGAACCTGACCAAACTACTTCAGGAAAAGATATTTTAAAGGTTCCAAAATCAATTTCTATACCACCATTGTTTATACTTGAAGGCCCAGCTAATTTTTCCGCTAATGTCCAAGGAGCTATAGGAGATAAATATTTAATTACCCCTTCTATCTTTCTTCCACTTGAAACTAATGCATATGGCTTTAGATTTTCACGTCTTCTAATGTGAACATCATCCGAAATAGAGTGTAAACCATAAACTGGTTCTAATTGATTATCGATAGTAATAGTCATTTCTTTGACTAAGAAACTGGTCATTCCTAATCCTACAAATCCTTGAAAAAATGGATGACCAAAAGCATTAGTTAAACCAAATCCGCCTGCAGTATATGAAGTATTGTTAATTCTTACTTCGGACCCATTTGCAGCTCTTTGAACTTTATATTTTGAAATATTAGAATCTAATGATTCATAATTAGCAAAAGCATCTATTTGATATTTTCTATCAACATTTGTAAACTTAACTTCAATATTAACATCAATATCTTCACCAGGCTTTACGTCTAATGTTAATTTATTTACCAGACAACCACTCATTAAACCCTGAAATAAAGAAACTAAAGAAAAAGTAGGCTCTCTATTTGTTCCGGGGTTAGTTGGCTTTGCCCATACAAAAGTATTACTTAAAACATGAGTATACGCTGTTCCTGATGAAAAAAACAATCTTCTATTTGCTTTATCAATAGAGGTTACAGTTTTGGTTTCAGTTGATGCTGTGCCACTAAACTTCTTAAAATATAAACTAAATGGTGTTGGTAAAGCAGCAAAGTCAGCAATATTGTCTACAACTATAAAAGTTGTACCTATCCCAACCGGATTGTTATTGTTGATTAATCTGCCTGAAGCTGAATTACCAGTGCCTTTATATGCTAGAGTTGCACAATCCCATAAGTTAGCAAAACCAAAATCTACATATCCAGTAGATGGAACTTTGAGTAGCATATTGAATGATGCAGAAAAATCAGCTTTACCTAAACCAAAATTATTTGGATCAGCACCTTCGCCAGCTAGTCTTGTAAAATTAGTAGCATCTTGAGAAAAAGAAAATTCTAAGTTTTCTACATTAAGTATTTTGTTGTAATCAAGATTATTAAAATTAAAGTTAAAGTCAGGCTCTATAGAGATATTACGATCCATAACCAATAGATCGTAATATCCAGGGTTAAACCCCAAACTAGAATACTGACTTCTTAAATCGTTCATTACGGTAGTGTTTCTACAGTGAAGAAGTCATAAAGAGACCATTTTATAGGTCCATTATTCGTTCTTTGTAAGTTAGTTCCTGGAGTTACTGTTACATCATCAATTCGATCAAATAAATCAGCAGTATTACCTAAAGTAAATCTTGTATCTCTTAATGTGTATTGAGGAATTGTTTGTGTGAAAGTTGTTGGGGTTCCTGTTGCTCCATTTCTTGCAGTAACAGTAACAACCATTTCATTTTTTGTTGTTGTATCTTCGGATTCTAATCCGTCATAAGCAGCAGAAAAATATTCAGAAACTGCTGCAGATATGTTATCCACAGGAGGTACATAAATCGACAATCTTCTTGGTGTCAAAGAGATTCTGCTAGTGAACTTTAATCCTCTTCTAACTGGGTACTTTACAGCAAGCCCATTATCAAGATATCCTCTCAACTTATAGTACGGATTATATATATTTTCATCACCACCACTGTCATAAGTTGTCCAGTTGTTAAATCCTGTAGCCAAGGTTGCGGATTTCCAAAGTTTAATTTCACCATAAGTTCCGACTCCAGTTCTGTCTTCTCCCCTAAGATAAACTGTTCCGGTGCTTTCAGCTAGAGTTTCTGGATCAATAACTGTGGCATTTGCAGATTTATAAAGAACTAACCAATAAATATTTCCACTAGTTAAATTAACGCCTTTTTTAAACTTAAATGTGTACTCATCACTTTGGTCTGTAATATCACCCAAGTAAAGCTTAACTTCATTTGTAAGAGGTGCGGATATATCAGGCACATATAAAGTATCAACATCATCAAGAGTTGCATCAGTTTCCGCAGATGTTACCGTTTCTGCTACTGAATCATAAAGAGTTGCAGAAATATATGCACTCGTGTTTTTAATTGTATATGCTTCTGGACCAAATAAATGCTTGACAGAAATACCACCACAGAAACCATCATTATCTGGTTCGATTTTAATAGCAACATAAGATAAAGACATTGGAACATTAGAATCGTCAGTTACAGGTGTATTATTGAACTTAGGTTGCTTTTGTATCTCATCAGCCACAGTTAATCTATATTCCATCAAATCTGCAGCAAAGTTGCCTCTTTTATATACATGATAGAAAAGAGCATCGGCAACATTGGTCCAGTTAAGCTCTATAAGATAATTATTGTTCGAAACTGTATTTGTAGTGATATCTATATACTTTGGAACTGTTTCTCCAGCAGTTGTTCCTGTAATGCTTTTGACAACACTGCCACCATATATATGTGTGCCTCTTTCAAGACTAGATAAACTTCCTGGAGAATTAAGTGAGGTTGCAGTAAAAGTATTTCCTATTCCTGTAGAGCCAATTAACCTAGAATTGTTTGATACTAAATCGCCTCTAAATATTGCGAACGTATGCTGTAAGTCTTCATTTGTAAGCTCATAATATGCCTGACAAAATGAATAAGGAAACTCAAATCTTTCTAAGCCTGTAAATGACAAGCCTTTAGAGAAATTGCTCTTAGGTCTAAATGGTTGTTCAGCCCATATTTTTCTTAAACTAGTTTGTCCAGTAGTGTTCAATTTTAAAGAAAGAGACTTTAAACCCTGAGCAACATCTGAAATAATTGTACTTGACTTTAATTGAGAAAGATCTGTTAAGGCATTTTCGCAAGCTGATATAACTCTGTCATTATCTTCACTATCACCAAATATAGGATTTGAAGAATTATTAAAAGGTAGAGCAACTAAGGTCGAAACTATAGCTGGCTCTCCTGAGTTTAATACGACACTTTGATCACCAGGATTATTAACAAGTAGCTTTCCAATAGGCAGCCATGAAGTAGGCAGTGGTGGATAATAACCAAAATCTTCAGGCATTGCAGTTCCATCACCTGTTAAAATCGGGAAGCCTGAGATTGATTGCAGTCTAGGTTGATAATTAAATCTGATTGCAGAACCAGATGTAATTGAGCTTTGTAATTGACCATAAACAGGAGACGCAATAGTTCCAAGATTTTGACCTGGATCTATTAACAAAGCGGTTTTATCATCATTAAAACCAACAAATCTTAAATAAAATCTACCGACTTGTGCTTCTAATGGAAATCCTAAAGATTCTGGAACAGTTGAATCAGCAATATAAATTAAAGTTGAACCAATCGAAGCAGTAGATGTAGTTTCTGTGAACCATGCCTGTGTTGCCTTTTGTACCTCGTCAATAGGAAGGCCTACTACCATACCATACACATAAAGATCAGAATATAATTGACTAAAACTTCTTCTGATTGATATTTCTTGAGGAACAATATTAATTACATTACCATTGTAAACAACTTGTCCACTTGATACATGTACATAGTATGGGTTTGTTGTGTCATAGGTAATTTCAAAACTTACAGGCGTAGTTTCTAAAACAGAGAAATAAGGAGCTTCAGAATTGGCTAAGTTTAGCAAGTTGTTTATTTCAAAAATTGCAGATGATGGAGTGTCTACAGAGCCTATGCTGTTTGACAAAGTTTCATAAACTTCGCCTGCTATTTTAGAAACTTCATATACAACTTCTTCTATTTTTGATGATATAGCCATATTAAATAATTATACCTAATTCATTTTTCAAGAATAATTTTAATGGTTCTGGCATTGCAATTGCAGATGTCTTCCAGTAATTAATGAAATTAGGACTCCAATTCGGGATATAAACCCATTCTTTTATTATGTTTTTAATTTCAGTCCTTATAGTAGATTGCCTGCTTGCTATATTTCTCTCACTTCGTATCAATCTAGGAGTCAGAAAAACTGCAAGCTCTTCAGTGGCAAAGGGGAAAAAACTTCTCACCTTTCTTCTATCTACAGGAAAAATATCAACTCTACTATTTTGGAAAGTACCATCGTAATAATTGATATCTAATACAAAATCATATATTTTTAAATAAGAATAATCATCATAATTTGATGAAGCATCTGATGTTGGAGTTATATCTTCAATTATATTATTCTTGACTAAATCAATAGCTTCTTCTAAACTAATATCTTTGGAAACAAATATAGTCTTATTGTTCAATCCTGAAAGTGTAGCTGCCGAAATTGAACTTGTGAAATTGCCTCCAACTGTTCCAGTTTCAATAAAGATTGAACCAAAAGCATAGCAATTGGAAACTATTTCATATTCTCCACTTATTTGTTGTCTTCTAATAACATCAGTACTAGGATCTGCATAGAAGATTGATATTCCAATTTCATTTTCACTCAAATCTCCAGAAGCAATAATTTCAGCAATGTTATTTATTGAAGATTTCTCTAAGCCCTTGCCAATTACAATATGTTTTTGTAATTTGTCTGGATCAGTAGTTTCAACAAAAGCTGCACCATAATAAAGATCAATATCTCTAGTTTCATCTGCTTTGCCTATTGAATATTCTTTTATAGATTTAGCAAGATCATTTACTTGGTCTAATAAATTAATTTTTAAAACCAAGTTGTTCATTGCAAAAACAGAATTAGGGTTAGGTGCTGCCATTATTTGTTCCTAAAAACAATTCTATCTCCAGGTGGAACACCATGAGTTGGAGTTGAAATCTCCTCAAGTGTTTTACCAACGGTCAAGAATGCAATTTTTTCAATGACTTCATCATCTGGATCAATATCAACTGGTGCTTGTGATGCTAAATTGTAGAAAGTATCGTCTATATTATTCCAAGTAACTGATGCAGACAATTTATATTCACCTACCAAGAGCTGTGGATGAGCTGTAGAGTTTAATGTATCAGTTTTATGAGTATGCAAAACTTCGAAAGTAGTGTACTCATCACTTGATAAAGTCAAATTGAATGTGTGTCCTGTACCTGAGTCTGTATTATCAATTTTGTCAATCAAAGGTAAAGGTTCTTCATTTATAAACACCTTAATACCATAGCTTGAATAAAATCTAAAATTATAAGTTCCGCTAGTTTGAGGTTTAAAAACTGCTTTTGACTTAGCTTGAATATATTCAGTTGAGCCTGATACACTAAAGTTATTAAAATTTAGATTCTTTGTAATTACAGAAACATCAGATTGTTGTTCTAATTCAATTGTTCTACTTATATCATTAATACTTGATGAGTTTTTGATAAACCACCAAGTTTCCCATGAAGGGTTTCTATTCAAAGTAATATAGTTTTCTTTTAGAACACCTTTTGAATAATATTTTAAGTAAACATAAATGTCTTTACTGTATTTTGCGTAATGCCATTCTGGATCAAATCTAAACAAGTAATCGACATTAGAAACTGTAGTTGCAAATCCAGAAATAGTAAGTGTATTCGTAGAGCCAATTGATGCAACATCATACCAGTTAGTAATATCAATAGGGTTTCTGGAACCAAACCCTATTTGAACAGACTCGCCTTCAAACAAAGTAAAGTCAGTGTTGCTCACACCAGTTACGGCTGTGCCTGATACAACTGAAACTGTTCCAATTGTATCTTTAAGTAATCCCCCATAAAAGGCTCTAGGATAAAGTTGCAATTTCTTTGGAGGGTTTATTTCTTTTGAAGTAAATGATTGGTATCCCTCTAATCTGTAAATGGGCAGGTTTTCTCTTTGCATATTTGGTGGGGGCAAAACACTATCTATGCTGTAGTCTGTCCTATTGAAAACGCCGTATATTTCTCCGCTAGGTTGATAGAATCTAATGTAAGGTCTGAATGTTAAAGGACTCCAAGAAGTATCTCTTTCTTGCCCATAAAGAGTGGTAGAACCTGTAGAAACACCCCAAACTTTAAATTGATGTTTTATTACATAGTCTGATCCAGCAGTGACAGATCCAGCAGATGAAGTTAAAGTTAAAGCCGTGTCACTTGTAATGTTAGATATAGTGTACCAAGTTGAGATACTGGAAGGTAATGTTGAACCAAAACCAATTTGTGAATTAACTAAATAATTTGTAAATGTAGTCCCAGTACCAGTAACACTAGTGCCTGATGCTTGAACCGTACCTGCTGTGTTAGTTGCATATTCTTTAAAGGACTGATTTGAATTAAAAACTAACCAATAGTCACCAGCTGATAAACTTGCGTTTAAGCCAAACTTGTGTTCTGATATTTCTGTTCCTATATCAGTGAGAGCAATTGTTGAGCCTGATTTAATTATAGATTGTGGCTGTGTCGAACCTAAAGCCGAAGAATATAAATCAACTTTTAACTTACCTGTACTGAGAAAAGGAATTGAATTAGAAAGTCTTAGTTTGAAGCTTTGAGAATTATTATCGGCTAATGGTGAGATTTTAATAGCAAATGTTGTGTTTGTTACTGCCAATCCAGTTGTTGAGGCTACTTGTGAATAATAAGTATTGTCATATTCAGTTTCTTGACTATAAATATTTTCTATAACTTGAATTGAATTATCAGCAGTATCTAAACCTTTGTCAGAAATAGTAAAGGAATCTGCAACTACATTATCTCTTGAGTATGGATAATAATCGTCTGCCTGTTGTAAGTTTTGAGATTTACCGTTTCCACCAATTAGCCCATAAAAATTAACATTCCAATATGGGTTTGTATCAAATGTAAACTTAGAAGTTGTCATTCCAATTTCTTTGATTGACACCCATTTTTCAGGATACTTATTCAAATTAATTTCAATAAACTCACCTTCATAATTTGCAAGCGCTTCATCAACGTCTTGTCCTTCAGGTAAAGAAGCAATGAACTGTTCTCTTGTTTGGCCTTCTTGTTTATCACTACCAACAACCCTTGTTTGAATTGGCTTAGCTTTTTCCATAGATAAATCTGGAATACAACCAGCGTAACCATAGAGATAGTAATCAGGAATTGTTTCTAATGTGCCATCCGCCTTAGCTGCTCTTTCTTCGTCAGTTCCTGTTTTGTAATAACCAATGACGGATTGTCCTTTTAAAACTCTTTTATTGTAATCTTCATCAGACAAGAAGAACTTGGAAGCATTTAGATACAAATCTTTTTTAAGAATATTCTGATTTTCATCTTCTAAAGAAAGCTTAAATGTGTAGTCTAGTCCAATTTTGTTACCAGATATATTAGGGTCAATAGCTTCACATAACAAAGAAAGTTCTTGGTAAACTTCAAAACTAGAAGCTAGTGGTAACTTCAAATTATAATTTTTAAGATTATCACAAGTTAGAATTGCCAAATTAGTGCTAGGTACTTGAACAAAAAGATCAGTAAGATTTTCAATACCATCATAACTAAATTGTATTCCTCTAGGTTCAAAATTAGGGTTTTTGACTAATGCATCTGTTGGCTTTTTAAGTAAGAAATGAATTATATTTTGATAATTAAATTGATCTAATGTTGAGATTGATAAAAGCTCATTGATATTGTCAAACACAAGACGTATTGAATCTGGGATAATTGCTCTGGTTAAATTGTCATAAGTAAAAGAAAAGTCGTTATTTCTTAAATTATCTAAAAATCTATAAAATGAAGGCACTAGCAACTCTGCAACATCAGAATCTTGTGAACCATATTTAGAAAAATTAATCGCAATCTTTTCTATGTAAACAACACTAGATGTATTTAAAATATCTGTGTAATTAAATCTAATGCCGTCTCCAGTTAATATTCTAAAATCAGCATTTACCAAATTTGATGTCTGTTTTACATCAAACACTTCATCAACTGGTCTTGTTAAAATACACCTAAAAAGAACATCGTAATCATTATTTACAGTTGGATAATTATCAAAATCAGCAAAGTCAGATATACACTCTCTATCACAAGCATCACCTTCAAATATGAAATAGTGAGCAGTTGGAGTGTCGAATTGAGAGCCTAAGTTTTTACTGCAAATCAATACTGGAAATATTTGGTTTTTAGCTGGAATGTCATACCCAACAAGTGATGTCGTTTCACCTTTTGGAGCTGCGGGAATGGTGTCTGAAAGTGAATATCTTAAAGGCGCTTGTGGATCAGAGTATTCTCCATCTTTAAACTCAAAAAGAGTTTTGTTTTTAGAGATCAAATAAACATTTTGATCAAAATATCCAGTCTTTTCATAACTAACACAATTTGTTATATTTTGTTTGAAAAAGCTTTTTTTGTTCCAAATCAATAAGTCAGAACTAGCAACATCAACAGACCCATCAGAACTGTCAATCGCAATATCTTCCATATCAAAGGACAGCAAATCAAATTCCCAAGGCGTATGTGAGTTTTGAGTTAAATTATCGTTTGAGTTCCAATATATTGCTATGTGCCAAAAATTATCATTTGTCCAAGTGAATCCTGAAGAGCTAGGAAGATTAATTTCAAGTATCCAATAGTCTTCAGAGCTTACCGTCTGATCAAAGTTTAAATTGTCTTCAATAAAAGCGTTGTATGGATATATTTTAAAGTCAAGATAAGTTAGCGATGTGTAATCTGTTGGTAACGTAATAGATTGCCATGAGGAAGTAAAGTTTTGAATTAAATTATTGTGATACATGAGCTTGATATCTTGAGGTTCATCAGCCCTTGAATCAATAAGTTTGAATCCTGTTAAAACATCTTTATGTAATTTAACTTTAATATTTTTAGATAATGAACCCCCGTCTAATGGATCGGATAAATCACCATCACGATCAATGTTTGTCCCATATGTATTACGAAGTGAAATCCATCTAGAATTTTCAAACTTAGGTACTTGAACATAATCTGCTAAATTAAGCGGTAGCGAATAATTACCATTGTATTTGTGAGGGCCTGATAATGTTGCTCTGGCTGCGTTTACTGCATTTCTAACAGAAGAGGATTTGCCAGTATATTCTCCGCCATAAGGAGCGTAAAAGCTTGTATTTGCAGTTCTTACTATATCATACAAATGTGGTGGAATATAATCTTCCCATCCATTATAAAGCCAAACATTCCAGCCTTCTAATGATGGAGGTCCGTCATAAGATGGATTCCAAGTTCCTGTAGAATAAATTGGAAAAGGATATGTAAGTTTAGGGTTGATAGCAATCTCTCCGCCCTGAATACCAAAGCCAATTGGATCCTCTACATCATAAGTTAAAAACTCAGGGTTTGAATATCCATCAGTGGATTTTGAAGCTAAATCATAGTCGTGAAAAGTATTAGAAGTTTTGATTCTGGTAAATGTACTTTCAGCTTTCAAATTAAAGCCTCTTCTTTTAGTTAAATCACCAAAAGAGTCTTTAATCTTATTCTTAGATCTTCCAATTGTATTTGCTAAGATCTCTATCCCAGTTCTTGTTGTTTTGCTCATTTTTAGAATGCTGTAGTAGGTACATTATCAGGACCGTATATAGTTTGTTTTACCAATTCTTTTGCAGTAACAGTAATAGTTCCATTTTTTAACAAAGCTTGAGACCTGCCATCATCGGATGGTTTTACATCACTACATGTAATATCGTAAAGTATCCTTATTGGATCAACATAGTCATTTCGCATTTGTTGAATATTTTTACGTGCTGTAGTGTTCAAGCCTGAAACAGTGGTTCCTGCTCCAACAGCTTCGTAAACTCTTAAAAATGATTCTGCAGCTAAACCTGAAGATGGCAGAGTTGGCGCTGAAACTGACGCATCATGTGTTTCAGCCCATTGATTATCAAAGTTTGTTTGAGCAGCAGCAGAATAAGATGAAAAAATTGCATTATGATCTATGGCGTAGTGTTGGGGTGAGAGCATAAACTTTCCACAAATAGGACATGGTTCTAAAACCCACATCCTTCTATGTCTTCTTAAAACGCTTAGTACTAATCTAGTTGCTTCAAGGACAAGTCTTTCTGATAGTTCAACATTATCAGCGCCAGCATCAACACCTATTGTAATTTTGTGCTCGTATTCTTGTAGTCCTAAAGATACGTCTTTTAAAGGAGTAGAAGTGCCATAAAAAATTAATGACAAGCTAGATGGTTTAACATCTCTGTCTCCAAAGTACCAGCCAATTATCGGACGATCATATACGACAACCTGATCTTTAGCATTTTTTGGAAGATCATTGTATAGAATGCCTTTGAGTGTGTCATATATTCGTTCAACCATTTTTTAACCTTATTGACTTTTACCCTTTGAAGAGCCATCTTTTCTAGGGTTAGTAGGTATTCCTCTTAGAGTAGACCTTACGAATCTATCTCCTCGTGTATTTCTCTGACCAAACAATCTTATTTCACCGTTTTGTATTCTTACTAGTTCATTCATTGCCCATTCAAACCTGTCTTTTTGAGCTTCTGAAAATTGTCTATCAGCTCCCTGTAAGGCTTGTGAATAATACATCTGGGCGGCTAAGATTGCACAAATAACTGGTATAGGGTGAGGATATGACAAATCTCCACCAAGATTCATTTGCTTTAATGGCACATCGTATTGAATTGACAAGTTAGCGTCAATTTGTGATGAAGCTTGTTCAATAAAAAAATCTAAATCGATGTTTGTAGCAGTTTCTGGAGCTGGATTTCTAAAATTGGGGGTTGGATTATCCCCTTCTGCCACTACGTTAGGTGGCAGATATTGTTTGACATCAGATGTTGTGCAATAGGCTCTAGGCATTTGGTACTCCAGATTTTGGCTTTAAATATTTAGGTTCAAAGTCTATACCTTGATTTGGTGCTAATAATCCAATTCTCTCTGCTTCTTTTCTTTCAACTAAACTGAACGCATTTGACTGTTCCAAGCCATTTGCCGAAGTTGAAGCTGAGGTAATAAACTTCGGAAAATCAATATCTATATCCTTAAAACTTCCATTTTTCTGGTTATAAATCTCTACTCCATCAGGTGCGTAAGCGCTTCCTTGAAGTTTATCTATTTCTGCAGCTTTTTGCTTTGATAAATTAGTAGCAATTACATACCCACCTAACTTGTGAGCATAAGCACAAGCTTTAGGTAAATCCAGACCTGGTTTCATCTTTTCTTTTATTTTGTAGACATAAATTACTTCGCCTTCAAGACATTTGTAAACTTGTCCAGGCAAAACTGCAATATCCATTTGTTGATCGATAGCCATTTGCCAAGCAATCCATCCAGCATTTGGGTTGACTGCAGAAAGTATTCCTATGACATCAATTCCTTTAACAATTGCTGCTGTAAGAAATGATTTGACTGTAGACATCAAAACGTTTTCAGAAGTAAATGACTGTTCATCATCAATAAAAACGGCAAGGTCAACCCTTAGAGTACTCTTTCTTAGAGCTGTGCATTGTTTAGCAGTTTGATACCATGTACGTTTCATAATCTAGATTTTCTTGAAAAATGTTGTCTGTACCTATCTTTTTGTTCCACAATCAGGGCAGAACTTTTCCATTCCTGGGAAACTGTAACCACATTCAGTGCAATACTTTGGCATTTGAGCAGTACCACATTTAAGACAGTATTTAGCATCTGTGGGTAAACTATACATACAATCTTTATTGAAGCAGCTCTTAAAATGTTCTGACTTCTCAACAATTACTTTTTCATCTGCTGTTTTCTTACTATCAGGTTTGGTGATGAAAGGTTTTGATTTATCTTCTTTCATATCGTCAAGCTCTGATATTAGCTTTGTTAGTAAATCATTTTCAATTGGATTTACAAATACTTCAGATTTTTCAGATTCAGGCTCTGTTTTTTGAACATAAGTATCCATAAAGTTCTGCATCAAGGGCTTGTTCAATGATACAGAACCATCAGGATTTTGCTCTATTTTGAACTCGGAAAGATCTAATTCACAAATATCATTGTCGGTCAAAATTGTATGGCCAAACTGATTGATTTTGGGCTTTGGTAGATCTTCTCTAAAAGGGTTTGTGAACGAGTGGCGAAGTTTCTTGATATCTTCTTCCGACATTTATGGCTCCTAAGATTTCTTGGAGCTTTCCTTATCTGCCTTTTGATATGAAAAGCCCATCACTTCCATATTACCCAAACCTTCAACAGCATCACCAACAGCTTTCATTACATCGGACTTTGGAAACATGTCGCCCTTTGGAGTTTTGATGTCAATCTTGAATGTGTGAATTGTGTGATTGTCATCTGTTTGAACACTGTTATCTTCTCTTGGTAATGCATACTTTGAGATGTTTGGGCTGCCGTAAGATGATTCAGGGTTTGTAAAATTGATACTGTTGTTTGTTTCAAGCTTATCTAACCCACCCATCATGTCTGCTGCACCCATTGCATCAAATTGATTCATCTCGTCCATCATCTGAGCAACCCTTTGAGTGATGCCTGATTTGGAAGCCACTTTAGGCTTAATGTTCTTCAACGCTGTTTTAATGTTACTACTCATAATTGCTCCATCTTTTTCTTTTTTTTTACACCCGATAATTAAGGGAATTCTATTTAATAGAATAATTAGTATTAATACTATAAAGATTATATAAAAGAAATAAATTTAACCTTTATATATTAATTTACTAATTGTTCAAATTTCTCTAAAGCTAAGATTTGATCTACTTCAGAAGAAGAATTAATAATTTCACTAATACTCTTTCCTTCTTGTAATTGAAAGAAAGCATATTCCCAGATAGTAATTAGTAAATCTCTAATACTTTCATTGTTAGTCCTTAAAAACTCATTGAAAGAATTGCTTAACCATTCAAGCATCTTGACAAACTTATTTACTAATTCTAAAGATTTGCTTGGTAATTGTTTTTTTGGACTCCATTGAGTAGAGCATGCTTTGACTGATTGAGCACTTAATTCTCCAAAAATTGGTATCCACCCAAGACAATTATTTGAGCACTCTTCTGCACTTGAATAAGGTCCAGTAAAGCCACAATTTTGTTCTGGCGCTGGCTTTGGGCCGCCAGAACCTACTGGAACTTCTTCGCAAAAAACCGAGGGAGAACCATTGCCTGGTAGCGGTACGCACGTTAAGCACCACCACTCTGTCATGCTTGCAGTTACCATAATTGTTACTGCATATTCTTTAAGTGCTGCAACATCACTTGAACTATACTTTTTAAATCCAAGACTTGTGTATTTATCGTTTTTAACTTTAAGTCTTTTAAAATTAGAATCAATTACTACAAAACCTTCTACTTCAACAGGATTGTCATTTTGCTTAATAAGTTCATAAACATTATTCAAACTATTAACTTTAATTTTATTAGGCAAAAACTCTGTTAAATGAAAACTATCAATATCAATCTCGTTTAGAGTTGATGAATCTACAATTGATATTATTTTGATTATTGATTCTTCGTAAATTACAATGTTTCTGTTATATCTACTGCAAAGTTCAAAGCTGTAATATTTGTCTGAAGAGAGATTATTTGTAAAGTCTTCAAATGAATATCCATAGTCTTGAAGTGTTTGTTTAAACAAATCAATCCATTTCAAATCTGTTTCTCCAGAGTTTGGAGAGTAAACATTACAATTACTATCTGTAGAAAATCTTGTTCCTACAAACCATTGATTTTGATGAAAATATAGCAGCATTAAACATCCATCATACTTTGGGATTGCAAAAGCATTATTCCAATCAAAATATTCGATAATTTCAGTTGTTTTGAAGCTAGTAGGTACATCAAAAGCGTCCATTGACTTAGCTATTACATCCCAGCTGTCAAGATCTAGAATTAATGCCCTGCTTTCTTTTGCAATTTCTGTTGTCATAGGAGTCAACAGACTGTAGTTTAGAACCACTGAATTTTGTTCAGCATTGACTATAAAATCAATTTTGTATTCTTGTCTTAAGTTGATCAGAGTTTTGCCTGACCTTAAATATTTCTGTACTTTTAGTTCTTTCATTTTTATTTTTTAATATGGACCAGCAATAAATGTCCATGTTCTCCAATAATTTCGTAATTACATTGAATTGTTTGCAAGTTCTTGTATTCTTGATTAGAGCAAAGACCAATCACTTTTCCTTTTTCAAGATGTTTTTTAATAAGATGCATGACAATTTTAAGATTAGATAAATCCCTTCTTAGGTCAATAAATACTAAGTCAAACGCTTCGTTAATCATTTTTTTAGCTGATATAAAATCATTAAAATCTAATTTAATTGAATGCTTTATATGCTCATGAGTCCAATTCAGTATTTTATTTTTATCTTTTATTTCTTTATCTATGATTGATATTTTAAGATCTTCAAACTCAAGATCTAGCCATTCATCAACTAAATACTTGTATGTTTGTTTTGTTTCTTTTCCGTTTAAATGAATAACTTGTGAATCATTTGGCTCAGAATGTAATAATTGATGATTATAGTTGTCACTCAATATGATAAAATTATTAGATCTAATTAACCCAAGATTTAATAATGCTTGTTCTCTACAAACAGACCCATTGTTTTCGAACAGATAAAATTGCGATGATGGAAGCATTTTTCTAATTTCTGATTCCAAAATACTTAGTGCTTTTTTATCTGCTGTGACATATCCGCAATTGATAATTACATTACTTTTGCTTTCATAATTATCAATTTTGAGAAGGTTTTTGCATTTGTCATCTCCATTATAAGCACTCCATGCTCCTTCAATCAATTGACCAAAAGTAAATTGCTCTGTATTATAATCTCTGCAAATACCAATTTTATTTTCAATTAAACTAGGTCTTAAATCACCATTTATAATTATGTCGATATCTGAAATAATTACAAAATTACAATCTATGTGACGACTAACAAAATAAGTAGCGTCTTTCATGTCCATAGGAGATTTTATTTGATAGTTTAAAGTTGGCTCTAACTTAATTAAAACACAATTAAAATGTCTAGCAATATTTTTGACGGTGCTTGAATTGTCAGGGCAAGTGATGTATATTTCATAATCTTCTATATGAGAGTTTTTTTTGAAAGATTTTATGAAAGTGTAAAGGTAATGAGATACATTTTCAGTTGCAAACAAAACTATTGCTACATTAGATTTTCTTCTTTCAAAGTCTAAATGTGCGATTGTATTGTTAAATGGACCTGTGAAAGTTTTTATTTCCTCTTCACTTACTTGTGGGTCAATCCAAACAGAATGAGCTATATCACTTCCTTTGTTGATACACCTTAGTTCTAAATATTCACAATCCTCTAAACTAATTGTAATTGGAATTATTTTATCGTTTAGTTTTATTTCAGAACTTTCGTAAACTATTTTTGAATCACATAAGATTTGATAAACCACTCTTGCATCAACTGAAGATGAATCATTTAGACCAATGTATGTATGGAATGATTTGTATTTTTTGGATAATTTGTATTTGAGTATTGAGCTTGCATGAGCACTTAAACATCTGTTGAAGTTAGTTCCGTTTATTGAAGGGATTATAGGATAACCCATATCTCCTTTTTTTCCCAAATAACCATGAGATACTAAAGCACGTTCTGGAGTTAATTCATCTAAAAACATTAGAACAGTTCCTCTTTTTTGTGCTCTGAAAAGTTTGGCTTCATAATAGACATAGCTTCGTAGCTTTGATATTTATAAAAATCTAGCTGTTCAAAATACAAAACATTTCTATTTTTACTGTCTTCATAAATATTCTGGTTTTCTATTGAACGGTGAACTTTAGAATTAGGTGTTAAAAATTGATAGTCTCCTAATCTAGTAAAAGTTCTTTCACTTAAAATAGCTCTTATTTTTGAACAATTCTTAAGAGACAATATAAATGACTTGTTCTTTTGAAGAAAACTCTGACTAAATATTCCCATATTTAGCCAGCCCATTTCAGTCATAGCTACAAAATCTTTATTAATTTTGTATTTTAATATTGAAGATAAAAAATTAGGTCCAGCAATACAAGTGTCATGAGTAGAAAACCAGTATTTTGATTGCTCTTTACTTTCAATAACTTCAATTAGTCCAGTATGATCGTAAGAGTTATGAGCTACTTTAATGGCTTTACAATTTAAATATTTAAATTGTTCTCTTTTGTCATACCCACCAATTACTAATAAAATCTGGTCTGAACTAAAGTTGTTATCGTATACCAAACTCTCAATTAATTTTTTGCCAGAGTTTTGATATGAAGTTTTATATGACGAGATTACTATTCTCAAATCCTTTACGTTCATTATTAGACTTATACATTTCTGGATTGTCTGATACCCAGCAACCAGAAATTAAATATTTTTTAAAGTCTTGCAATAGTGTTTTGTAAATAACTTCTGGCAAACTATATGGTCTCTTATCTTTAAATGTGTATAGGAAAAGATTTGGTGAAATACAAATGGATCTTACTTTGTAATTAATTTTGTAAACTCTGTATTGATTGAAGTTTAAGAACTCGAATATATTTGACTCTTGTAAAAAATTAATGTTTGTAATAAGTTCTTCTTCAAGTTCAGTGTGGTTTAAATCTGCTTCATCTATATAATTGTCAGACCAATTTTTTGTAACTATGTCTGGAATAAACCCCATAACTTGAGCAATGTAAAGTTCATTATTTCCATTACTTTGACATGCAATACTTATTTGATTTTTGCGATGTTTTAAGAAAATACTATCAATGCTTTTAGGAAGAATAAAACCCACAGTGCTATCAATAAACAAGATTTTGTCTGTGGGCTTCAATAACTTAACAAATGAACAAATTTTTTCAATGTTCAATGTGTGTGACTTTAATTTGGTTTTGATTCCTCTAACTTTTTTGTCATTGAGCAAAATGATTTCAGTTTTTTCATAATCAACTAAATCTAATATATTTTGTGTATTTTCTACACTCTTATGCTCAATGACAATATAATTCATCAGACACCAGTACCAAGATTCCAAATGTATCTAAAGAATCTTGATCTACCACCAGGCATATTAAACGCTGGGGTAACAATTGTTGTGATTCTTGGGAACTTAGCAATTGGAAGTTTTTCAAGATGTTTCTCAAAATCTTCTTTATACATAGTGGCGGATTGTCTGAGGTCATCTACAATTTTGGCATCTGGGTCTTCAAGTAGCAATCTTCTTTGTCTACCAGTTAAAGAAACGAGCAAACTTCTTAAAAGATAATACGAAGCTCCAATCACTAAAGCTGGCTCATAATAGAAAGGTGTTGTAGAAACTGACTGATATTTAGCTGAACCAGGTTGCGAGTTAACTGATTGCAATGCCATATTTAACGCACTGTTCATATGTTGGCTTGAAAACATCTTTATGTTGTATGAAATCATTACTGTGTCATAACTTTTAATAGACTGAGGTGTTCCATCAGCTTTTAAGAAGTATACGTTTCCTTGATAGTCAGTTTTGTACTTTAAACCATCTGGATATGATGAAGTAGCTGTTCCTGAAAGAGTAGTGTAAATAGGATCATATTCTGACAAGAACTTCATTGGTTCACTATCACCCTCATTCGAAGCTCCTGTAATTCTAATTTGAGGTCTTGGTGAATAATTCCAATGAGGGAAAGCAACGGAAGCTGATGTTCTGTTAGCATTAAATATAACTTCTTCATCATAGATAGGAATGTTAAGCAAATGCTCTAATTCAAACCTTAAACTACTTTTTGTAAGTAATTCATCACCAGAAATTGGCTGACTAGTACTATAAGATACTGTATACCCTGTACCGCCTATTTCTTCTATTTTGTAATAATATGAAGGCTTACCGGTCTTATCTACATATTCATTTCTTGGGAACATGACGGCATCTATAAGTTCATAGTTTCCGTCAAAATACTCACTTCTATAGATATTGTATACGCTAACTCCAGATCCTGAATATCTTTCCCACTCAATGTATATACCTTGAGTTCCAGCAGATCTATTGTAGAATACAAGTTCACTTTGTGTAAATGATGATGCGTTGAAGTCTGCCATAAGATGTCTCCATAAAAAAGAAGGCAGCCTTGTTAGACTGCCTTCCTAAGCTTAAGTCTTATTACAATTTTTCTAGAGTCTTCTGATTGAGCCCTTTTCATCATCCCCTAAAGAATCCACTTCAAGGTCAATTTCTTCAGCAATAGAAGGATCACTATCAAAACCAAAATCATCATTTGGTTTAGCAGTGTAATTGAAATCTCCGCCTGCAATATATCCATCTCGTTGCATGTTAGACATTTTCATTCCAGCAACAGTAGTCTCAGATCTACCGAGTTCAGGAGCTTGAGCTACAAATGCTCGTGATTGACGAGTAGTGCCTGATGTGACTGCGCCTGTTTGTTGTCGGAGAAGTCTAGCAACTAAGGCTGGATCACGCTCTACTCTTTCAGCAAAGTCTTCTACAGTAAGCTCTTCACCATTTAGCTCAGCTTGAACTTGAGCAGTTTCTAAAGCAATGGTGTAAGAAAGAGAATCATTTGCATAACCAGCAGTGTTAAGTTCAGCTTCTTTACTATAAGGCTTTTCAGCATCAATAGATTCAGCTTCAAATTGTTTCCCATCTTCAGTTTCGATGGTCTTAATTCTTTCTTGCTTAGTGTTCAAAGAAAGCTCTCTTCTTTCTTTAGCAGCTTGTTTTTCTAACTTAGAATCCCATTCTGTTTGAGTGATTTGGCGTAAAACACCTCTACGTAGTGCTTCCTTAAGGTCTCTAGATGCTTTAACAACTTTAGATTCCCACCATGTTAGATCTTCAACTTGTAGTGGGTCTAATTGAAGTCTGATATCACTAATATATTGATAATTCATAGTGACGTTTTGAATAATAAATGATTCTGGTTCTTCCATGTTACTTGTCCTTATTAATAGGTAAAGATGTTATACCGTCTAAGCCTTCCTTGCCTGTCCATATTTCGTTTGATTTAGCTTCTCGAGTATCAGCAGCATAAGATTTTTTTCTAACTTGTTTTTGATCTTTCATAAAATCAGCCATTTGCTTTCTCTTATTAGTAGTGCCAAACTTGATTTCATTAGCAGTGCGACCTTCTTGAACGGCGAAAGTTGTAAAAACTCTTACTGCCAAACCATTTTCTGTACCACAAGGGCAAGGAATTTCTGGAGAATATTCATTAAATGAAATATTGACTGTGAATTTCTTTTCACTTCCATCACATTTACAACAGTATTCATACCTGGGCATTGAAGCTAATCCTCAAAGGTATTTGTACAAAAATTAATAATAAAACTTTAGGAGTTATTTAAAATGGCTGATACCGAACTAAAAGATGCTACAAAAACGCATCCTATGTACTGTGTAAAATGTAGAACTATGGTCACTGTTACTGGACCAAAAGTTGTTACTATGAAGAGTTCCAGGAATGCTTTGCATGGCAAATGTCCTCACTGCTCAACATCTACTTATAAAATTATAGCAAAAGATTAATTATGAAATTCGTCAAAATAGCTAACCCATTAGCGATTCCAGGAGCTGCCGCTTTAGCAGCTGGAGCGGCTGAAGCAGGCGCTGCAGGTTTAGCAGAAGGGGCACTTTCTGCTGTTCAAGTAAAAGCACTTCAAGATGCTTTTGGAAATAAATCCAAGGGCTTTGGGGAAGAGCTAGTTGACGACGTTTTAGAGCAATCCAAAAAAAGCCAATATAAAGAGTTTGAAAACACTGCTGATGTTGTGAGAAAAGTCTCCCTTCTGAAAGATGAATATCTTAAAGAAGGGGTTCCTCAAGCTAAGTTTGATTCATTCTTTCCATCACAATTTGATATCAAAAACCCTGCTGCAATGGCAAAAATGTCACAAGATAGCAGGATTGACCAAACAATTGAACTCCTAGAAATGTTTTTGAATGTTGTTGGATCTACATATCTTGAAAAGATTTTAGATTTAGGAATGATTATTTGGCAAAGAAACCATAATATTCAGCAAGTAAAATTAGTTGTCCAGAATGCAGCAGAAATTGAAAATGAACTTTTGGGTTTAGGAGTTATAGAATTTATAACTAAGAGTGCTCGTTCAAGAAATACTTCAGGCAAAGAGTTTTTCTCCTTAATGATTGGAGATCCAAAATTACAAGACAAGTTTAGTAGAGCATTAGCACATGCAGTTGGACATGGACAATCATCTGCCGAACAAATTGTTTCAACAACTCAAAAAGCTATGGATGCTACAAAGAGATCCTTGCAAGAGTTAGGATTAGCAAGAGGTCTTCAACAAGGTTTAGAAGCACCAAAGTTTTTGGAAGCAGAAAAAAATCTTTATCAGTTTACTCAAGGTGCATTTAAAAACTTTGCTCCAGTATTGGGACTTGTAAGAAGTATTTTCTATACACTTAATATTGGTTACTCATTGTCTGAACAAGCAACAACTGAGCTAGTTCCAGGCAAAGCACAAAGAGTGCAAGCTCCATTTTCTCCAGGGATCACAGTATCTGATTCCACCTATAAGTTTGTCAAGGTTGCAAATGTAAGAACAGCAGCAAACATGGACCCTAGAATCTTAAAAAATGAGCTTGACGCAAAACTTCAAGAGGATATTAAAAAAACTCCATTACTCGGAGTAAACCCTATTTTCAATGTTAATGCTTCAAAAGCAATAAACGCAATGATAGCTCTTAATAATGCATCAATAAGTGGAAATGCAACTGAAGTCACTAAATTAAGTGGAGAATTGAGAAACTATGTTGCAGCTGTGGCTGGAGCACCCAATTTTCAAAAAGCTCTAAGTGCAGGGCTGGATTTTGTTACAACTGGATCCACTACAAATGTTGGTGACTTAAACGCAACTTTACAAGAAACTTCCGAAGCTGTGTTTGGCGCAGTTATAAATAATAAATTATTTAGACAGCACCAACAACAGTTTGATAGAGCAATCAAAAATTACGAAACAGCTAAGAGTTCTTATTATGGTACCGGCGGAACAAATGCCGGAATGATTAAAACTATAGTTAAAGAACTTGGAGAAGATAAGCAAGTTGCCTATAACAGCGCTGAGCAAGTTAAAGGCAAGATTGGTACCATGGTAGAGAGTACTAATGCCGCTATCAAGTCTGGAGAGGCTTTATTACAAACTTATGAAAGAGTTCTTTCTAATCCTACAATCATGGCTGGTGTTTCGTCTACTAGTGAACAGGCAGCAGCCCAAGTAGAACAATTAAAAGTTAACTTAAATCAATTAAAGATTAAAATTGACAATATTAAGAAAGAGCAGTTAGAAGTAGAAAGAGAAGGCGCAACCATTGAGCAATCAATGAAACAAAGAGATATAAGATTCTTTGGCGGTTCTCAAACAGCTACTGACGCTGAGCTAATTCAAAAAACCTTAGGTGGACCTTTTGCAGTTGGCCATGTCATGGAACTTAATAGACTTAATGAACCTTTAATTCAAGAACAAAAACAAAAAATTCAAAATCTACAAGCAATGGAGGCTGCGGCAGTTGGTGAAAGAAAAACTGCATTACAAGCTGATATTGTTCAAGAAAAGAGTAAGTTAAGCCAATTAGAATCTAAGGGTCTATCTAATTTGCAAGATGCTTTGAGTGGTTCGTTCACTAAAGATTTCTATACCAAAGCAATTGAATCACCTAGCGCAGCATTTGCTAAAACTAAAAGTAAGTTTGTCAAAATTGCTGGATTTAAAAAGCTTGAAGATGATGAAGCTGCAAATTATTGGGATGGTTTACTTCCTGGTGAAGGCACTGCTTTAAAAGAATCTCCTGATCATGCTGGAGATACAATTGAGCAAATATTAAATGATCATCCAGAATTAAAGAAAAAGTCAAACTTCAAATTGATTTAAATTCTCTAACGTATAACACAACTAATGGAAAACAAAAAACCATGGTTGAGTTATGACAAGATTTCTAATCTATCTGATGCTTTCTCTTACATCAAAGACATAGGTTTTGATTTGAACGATTCATTTGAACACTTAAATCAAGGCTCTCCAGTAAGAGCTAAAGGCATTCCAACAGAAAAGTACACTGCTGGCAATACTAATGATGCCAGTGAAAGTATTTCTTCATCAGAGTCTTTCTTAACTCAAAACCCTTCTAGCGTAGCTCGAAGATATTCCCCAGCAAATAAGCAGGACTATAGTGGATACCGACCACCAGACCCTGTCTTTTTGTCGTATCAAGACTCTAAAAGCAATTTTCTTGTTACCGAAGGTCCAACAAAATATAAGAATGTTGCAGATTTTGATAAAAAAGATCAAAAGGGTTTTAATGTTAAGCAATTAGCATCAAAGAAAGAAGACTATATGATTAGTGCTGAAGCAAAAGAATTTTTACAAATGCTTCAAAAAACTAATCCTGAAATTAAAGTTCCAGAAGCTCAAGAAATTTCAGAGTCTTATAATGAAACTCAAAATGTTTCTCAAGCTTACAATATTGCTGCAAAACCAATTGAAATTAAAACTTCATCTATAACAAGAGAAGCTAGACCGTCAGAATCTATACTGATCAATAAAAACCAACAGACAAATATTCCAAAAGAAGATTTTAAGTCTATACAAATTGAAAAGCCAGTAAAAACTACAAGAGTTTCTCAGTATACTCAGCCCATTGATTTTCTTTCAATAAACAATAATAAAACTGAAATTATAGACGTCAAGTTTCAAAATAAAATACTAAATAGTAATACAGTAAACTTATCTAAAATATCAAGTGATGTAAATCAATTCTTCAATAACACTAAAGTAGAATTTAGACAAAATCTTATCAAAAATATTGTTAATGAATTAGCAGTTTTTGAGGGAGACAAGATTGAAGAAATTAAGAATCAAATTTTAAATGAGATAAATAATGTTGAAGATGTAAAAAATATTCAACAAGTAATTGAATCTGTAATTGTAAATAAACTTGAAAACAAACAAGATGAGAAAACAATTCAGGTATTGAATGTCTACTTAAATGAAACTTTGCCACAAATTATAATGAAGGCAGAGCAAGATTTTTTAGAACAAAATAATTTATTTCAAAATTATAAAAATGAAATAATTAATATTGTTAATAATAATCAAAATAACACTAATTTAGTTTCTGCATTAGAATCCATTCAACAGATTAAAAATATATTTTCTGAAGTTAAAACTGAGCAATTATCTAATGCATTTAAAGACTTCTTATCTCCACTTGAAAATGTAATTAATCAAACAAATGAATTACACAACTATAGTTTATATAATAGTTTTTTAGCAAATATTCAAAACATTCAAAACAAAGAAGTTAATAATCTTAGAAATGAATTGTCTTCTTATATAACTCAAAACTCAAATATTCAAATTGTAAATGAAAGTGCGCTAAGATTGGCACAGTACATTAATCAAAATAATCTTTCAAATAATGATGTAGATTATATCCAGCAAATTGAAAATATTTACAATCAGCATAAAAATTCAATTGTAAATAATGCAAATTACTTCTATTCAAGTGTAGCATTAAGCCAATTGCAAAATTTAGATAATAGTTTAGTTTTAAATAATGTTAAGCAAGATGTAGTAAATAATATTAACTCCTCATTCACTGATTTTAAAACATCTCTAAATGTAAATAATATTCGATCAAATATTGTAAATACGATTTCAAAAAATGAAAATGTAGATGTTATTATTTCAACACTCAATCAAGATATTGATCAGTTAATAAATAATAATGAAATTAAAAACTTTATTCAAAATATCATCAACCAAGAAGTTAACAATTTTAATTTAAAATCTTTAAGCATTACTGAAAATAGGCAGATTGTTCAAAACTTTGAAAATACAATTAATGAAAGCATTACAAACCTCACCAAGGATATTATTTACAAAGCGTCTGATATAGAGATAAACACAGAAAATGAATCAATTACAAATCTGTTAAATAATATCAAGACTGTTAATTCTACAGTCCAAAATAATAATAATTTAGATTACTCATTACAAAGTTTGACAATGATAGATAATTCATTGAGCAGTGCTATCAATATTTTGGGTGACGAAATTATTAATAACACAAATAGAGTAATTGAAGAAGAATACAACAGCTCGGTAATTTCTCAAAAACAATATGAAGAAATAACTAATATTTTTAATTCTAACATAAGTAAGTATGACATTATAAACAAGATTAAACATTATCTTGCTCAATATAATCTTGAAACTAAGTTAAGTAATAAAAATTATGTTAGCAGTCTTTCAACCTACGAGTCTTTGAATAGATTTACTGATATCAAAAATTATAATATCGAATCATTCATCAACAAGGTTTATAAAACTTCAATTGAACTAACAAATATCTCTCAGTCTTTAATTGGCACTAGAGATATACTTAAAACATTCCAAAACACTATTGACAAAATATCTATTCTTGCACCAAATAATGAAGTAGTTTCTGAAATACAAGAAAGATTAACTAAGACTCAAAATACCGATATTACTAATAAGTTTTTTAATTTAATAACTTCTAGCAATATTGTTGAAGAAGAAGTCAAGAATTTCTTAATCAGTCAGAATGAAACTATTTCTAACTACACTCTTAATGTAATCAAAGAGAACGTATATAATTCTGCTTTTGATGATTATATTTTTGTAAGTGAAATTAAAAATATTATTGAGAAAAAAGAGTCTTTAAATAGCTTCGCCACACTTACCGAAATTAAAGAAGTGTTGAATAAATATAACCTCGAAGAAGTGAAGAATGCATTTGTAGACATCAAAAACATTATCACAAATTCTTCAAGCGATAATATTTTGAATAATTCTATAGTTGAAAATATAGACAGTTATGTAAATAATCTCTCAAATATTACTAGCGAATTAGTGGCAAAGACTTTAATTGAAAATAAAAACTATTCTGAGCTTAAAAATATATCAGTTTTAAATCAAATAAATAACTCTAATTTATCTCAACAATTCAATACTGCTGTAAATAATATAACCGAGCAACTGAACGCTACTACAAATGTTGAGCAAATACTTAATACTATCAATACTGAATTGAACAATTTAAGTGTCAATCAAAGTTTAAATGAAAACACAATTGTAAATGAAAACTCAGAGTTTATTAATGAGATTTATAATTCTGTCAAAAATAATAGCCAAGAAGAAAATAAAAATTATGTAAATAATTTAAAGCAACAATTCTTAAATGAAACTTTATCCACAGCTGAAAATATCTTTAGTAACCAAAATATTAAGATAGAAAATATCTCAAATGTACTTAAAACATTAAATGTAAATAACTTTAATTCTAGTAATGTCAATCAACTTAAAAATGTTATTCAAGGAAATATTATTGCAAATAATTATGAAATTAATGAAAACAATCAGTTAAATTATTTTGCAAATTATTTGAATAATTTAGCATTTAAAGTAGATCTTATAGAAAGCTCAACCACAATAAATAATTTCGAAGAAATAAATATTTTAGCAAGGGAAACAGCGCTTAAATATACCACTGAATTTTCTGAAGTAAAAAATGAAATTAAAATACTTAACACACTTAGAAATGAAATAGAAAATATTGAAAATTATAATGAATTAAAGCAAGTTATAAATAATTTTGAAAATAAAATAAATCAAGTTAAATTAGAGCAGATTAATTTTATTGCCAACACTTTAATTGAAAATAATGAATACAAAAGTTTTGTCAAAGAAAATAAAGAACTTTTGACTTTTTCTAATTTTCAAGAAACATTAAATACTAATTCTGTGTTTTTGAATAATGAAGTAAAACAGGTTCTAAGTAATGTTTTAGAATCCAATAACAGTCTGCAAAATGTTATAAATAATTTCTCAAATGTAACACAACAAAATATTTCAAGTGTTTATCAAAGTTCATCTACTAATGCTAACTTTTCCAATATGAATGTTTTGGAAAAAAATAACATAATTACAGAACTTAATAATATTTATTCTGAAGAGGTGGTTAAACAAAGATTTGAAAACTATGAAACCAAAACATATTCAAATCTCTTGGAAACTGTAAAGCTTATCAATTTAAACAATAGTCTTTCAGTTCAGCAAAAAGTTGAAAATATTGTAAGTTCAATTTCATTCATGAGCACAACTAGAGATTCTATTCTAAATAGCTTAATGAAAAATTATAATGTCTTTAACATGGAGAGAACTTTCAACTATTTGACAAAAAACTTAGTCGAACAAGCTGAACTAAATATACAAAATTATGACATTCAAAAAGTAATTACCCAAACATTAAATAACAACATTTATATAAATCAAAATATTCTTAATTCACAAGTTGTAAGTAGAGCATCTGATTTAATTAAAAATACTTTAAAAACAGAAATATTTAATGAAAATATTGACAATATTTTAAACCAACAAAATAACACTGAATTACCTAATGATCTAGCTAGCGTTTTAAAATCTACAAATAATTATTCTCTTTTAAATACTGTTATTTTGGATAATGTTCAAAATGAAATTAATGAAGTTATAAGTCAAAAAATTACAAATAACAGTGCGCAAAATTATAGCCAGTTAAGTGTACTAAACTACGATAATAATTCAAAGAACATAAGCTTACCTGATAATATTTCAAAGATTAATACAACAAGTACAACTGAACAAACATTTGAAAATACAACCAGATCATTTGAAGTAATTAACAACGAAGAAGATGTAGACGTAAGTAATCTAAGAATTGATAAGATTTGGAATAATTTTGTCAAGACTGAAGTTAATAAAATAGTTGAAGAAATTAATTCTGATGGCGAAATAAATAATGTTAACAATGTTGATCAGAGAACTTTTAATAACACATCAAGTAATATCAATTCAACATCAAGCAACATTGTAAATAATAGTTATGAAAGTAATGTTAATCAAGATTTTTCATCAACTAAAAATGAGTCAAATTATTACAGCCTAAATGATAGTTCAGTAGTTGCGCCGAATACTTCAAAAATTATTAGAGAAACTGAAACAACAATAACTGAAGTTGAAAGGATTAATATTCTACAAATCACAGAGACGGTATTTGAAAAGATAGAACAAAAGCTAAAATCTTACAATGTCACTCAAGAAGACATTGTAATCTTGAAACAGAAAATTATATTTGAAGTGACAGAGTATTATGAAAGACGCACTTCTGAAGAAATAAGAAAAACAGAGAAAAGAGTAAAAGACGATATCCAAGATATGTTTATCAAGTTCTTAAACACCTAAAATGCCAGACTCACATATCAATCCCCCATTTTCACCACCTAAAGCTGGTAAAAAATGGTTTCCAGCTACAAATGCCAATGGCGATGACATTGGTACTGGATATTCTATTGCTAGATGTGTAAGAGGTCAGTTTTATAATGTTCAAGCCACAAAATCTATATTAGAAACTGATAAGATTTTAATTAGAAAAACTGGAATTATATTAACTGATACTGATTCTGAATTATGGCCATTCTTTAATACGTATCGTCCATTAACAAACCCAACTTTATACATTGGCTTACCACCTATGAAAAGTTTTGTTTTAACTAATGAGCTTGATGAAGATTTCTCAATTAGAACTTCATTAAGCTATTCAATGAAGATGCCCAACTTTACATTTAAACTTGGATGCTTAACAATTGAATATAGTTTATCTTTTGATCCTTATGATGATTCTATATTTAGCTTTATCACTAATGAAGAGCATGTTGCTAAAATAGTTGCATACAGAAAAGGTGATGCGACAGCTTTAAATGATTTTCCTTTTGATGAATATAAATTGATAAGCTTATTGCTTGAAGGTAAACAATTTAGTCCTGATAATGGCACTGTTCCATTAACTTTAAGCTTAACTGGTATACATAAAGAAGTTTCTAAAAATGGTGTGTCTTCAACATCATATCCACAAGTAGTTAAGAAAAACTTGTTAACTGGCACATCTTTAACAGGTTTGGCAAGGCCCTCTGTTGATAATCTTAAGTTTGCATTGACTGATGAATCTTTAAATTGTTCTAGCTTGAGATTTAGAGTTAGGAAAATATGGATTTTTAGAGCATTTAATGAAACTAATTTAAATCCACGAAACTTGCCATGTAGTATATTAGGTTATGCAGTTACTCTAAGAAAAGTTATTGAGCCTGAGAAAAATACATACTTTGTAACTTTTCCTAAAGGCGATAATTATAGGCCTACAGTTAATTTAAAATTATTTGACCCAGAATATAGAACTAATAGCCCAGGGTTTGCTCACGGTGTCAACTTAAGATTTTATTTTGCGTCTGTTCCTATTACTGGAGCATTTGATATTTTTGGAGGTTTGGGACTAGAAACACCATTTTCAGCTTATCAATTTACACTTTTAGGTATTCAAGCTGGTAAAAGGCAAGCAAGATACGTTTTCTTTGAAGATGCCAAACTTAAAAAAGACAACCCTGCGTCTCAATATTGGAAACTGAACAAAGTTGCAACACTTTCTAAAAAAGAATCTTTTTCACTCAAACAAACAATTAATCAAGAACCTGGACTTATAGATTTTGATCAAGAAATAGCAACATTTGTAGCGGAAGATGAAACTAATCCAGTCTCTTTAAAAAATGGTATTAATTTTTCAAAGGGATTATTTAGAGCTTCTTTTGAAACTCAGACAATTAATAACTTTAATAATAACAACTATCACGTATATTTTAGAATGTGGTTTGCTCCTAAAGATTCTTATGCAAAAAACAACTTATTAGCTTACAGATCTGAAACTGAAATATGTTTTGAATCTACTGCAACTAGTACAAAATTAGTAAAAAAATCACCCAAAAAATATGATGAAGTTTTAATAGCTCCACCTTCTCCAACTAACCTTGCACAATATGAAATAGCAAGATATATTTCCGATAAACAAATTATAGCAATGCCAGAAGCTTCTTTTGATCAAGCAGTATTAGTTGTTGGTGTGTATGTTAGGGCATCAGGAAGTCGGGTATCTGGTACTGTTGTTAACTTTGCATTTGATACTGAAAAGAATGGATTTGAAACTCCAATATATCAAGTTATTTCAAAAGAACTTCATGCAATAAGAAACCCATCGGAGACAAGCTTTACATCTAACTCATATTTGAAAATAGCTGATTCTTTAAAAGTTTCATCTAGTATGACAGGCAAAAGACCAATACCTATCACTTATGAAAATGCAACTGATTTTGAAAAAAATTATGATTATATACCATATAGTAATAAGTTTATTTCTTATGCTGGTGCTGAAAATAGTTATGCTTTTGAAGACGTAGCACTTCTCAAAAAGCCAGATGCATTTGAAAATTATGATACTGGTAAGCTAAATATACCAATAAATGAAGAACTTTTTAGAACATTATCAAAGACTACCAGCCCAAGCAAAACAATCATTACTGACTTTGTAACTGATGTAGTTTCATTACAAAACGGCAGAATTAATACAGGCTCATGGGAGATTGAGGTTAAAAGAAATAGAATTAGTGATATAAGCATTGATTTTAATTTGATTATTGAAGGTTTGCTTGTTGATGTTGAAGGCAAGGTTGTAAGCAGATTATTCAAATCTTCTGAGCTAAAAGCTGTTGGATTATCATTCCAAACATATTCCTATAGAGCCAATATCTCTTTCCCATTCTTAATTGATGGTGCAGAAACTCAATTTGTTTTGAGATTAACATATCTACCTTATTGTGATTTAAATTACACCTATTCAGAACTTAAAGAGTACTACGATAAGATTCTTAAAATTAAGTTTGGTTTTAGAATTGACAGCATAGAAATTAAGCAAAATACAATTGAGCAAGAGAGAATTATTTACAATTCTCCTTCCACACCCTCTGCAGTAGGTTCTCCAGCATATTATGAAGACCTTCCGTTAGCACCAACTAAAATTCTTGGAGCTGACGCTGATGCAGACAGTCAATTTTATTTTATAGCTGCTCCAGAAAGCTTAGGCACAAAGACAGTTACATTTCAAGAGCCGTATGTCCTTAGTGGAACACTTTATTCACCTACTTGGTATGTAAATCTTCCTTCCGATATGGAGATAAGACTAAACCATAGCTTTGGAAGTGCAGAGCCAAAATTCAGAACGGTTGCTGGAGTTGCAGATTTAGCGGAAGATTCAATTGGAGTTGTCAATAGTGGCTTCAGTGACTCTTTTATTGTGGCCTATTCTAGCAATAGATCAAGTGCAAGTGAATTAGGAGAGATTGATGTCTTAAGAGTTAATTCATATGGAAGTTCACTTGATCAATATACTGTGGCTAATTATGATTCATCAGGGTCATTAGTTGCTAATTTACATGGTTCTAAACCAAAAATGCTCAACTTTTCAACTTCAAACGGTAACCCATATAGCGCTGACCATATTTATTTGATGACAGAAGCAGTAAGTTCGGAAGGCAACTTTATTTCAGCGGCACTAAACCAAAACGATGGAGATGCTAAAAGATGGGGATTACCTGCTGAACAAAGATATGCAACAACGACAGGATTTGGACAGGAAGTAAAAAAGATATTTTCTGGATTTAATTTATTCACAGCGGCAATAGATAAGGCAAGTCAAACATTTTACGGAGCTGGATTTGCACAACCAGGCTCTCTTATATTTAAAATTAATAGATCTGTCAACGTTTCTTCAGATGGCAAAAACGAATATAGAAATTATCTATTAGCCGGAGACAAGCCCGAAGATTTAAGCTTGTTTCCTGGTCTTATTGATTTAAGAACTGCTGAAGAAGTTGCGACTATTGACAATTTGCTTCCAACACATGTAGATTTAATTAAGCTAAATACTAATGATTTTCTATTACACTATGTTAAAAACTCAACACAGTATGCAATTAAATCGAAAAGTTTTAATTTAAGTCAAGCAAGCCCAGAATTTACAATATTTACTTTTGAAGCATTACTTCCAAAGCTTTACTCTTCTCTTCAAATATATGGCATCAGTTCAAAATATGATTCTGTAAAAAGAGTAATGCATACAATTTTTTGGTGTGATAGTAAATTATTTTATTTCAAAACTGGTTATTCTGGCTATCCTGGCGGCGCAAACATTAATCCAAAATTGCAGCTAATAGCGGGTAATTTTACTCTAGATGAGAAAAATAAATTAGTATATGCATTGAATCAAGAAAAATATTTAGTAATGAATAATAATGACAGAGATGAAAAAGTAGATATTGTGTTGCAGAGGGCTGGAATTAGTCTTGAAAATAAAGGAACGTCTAGTTCGCTGTCTGTCTGGTATAAGGACAGAGACAATACCATAGTTTCAAGAAATATTATTCCTTACTCTTATGTAACAGAAAAAAAATACTACAAAGGTTTATCATAATGATAATTGATCCAACAAGAGAATTAAAGCAAACATGCAGATTATATCTTTTATATAATCCTGATAAGCCTATTGCTGAGGGTTTTTACACTGCAAATAAAAGTGAAAATGTAGAAAACTTTTCACCTCAAAATAACAAGATGCATTCCTCTCAAGTAAAGATAAAAAATAATCTTTACACATTAAATACATCAGATTATTTAAGTTCTGTACCAAGTATTTATGGTGGATTTATACCTAAAGTAAACACTGCTATTGGCGCTCCAAAATGTACATTTGCCTTTGGCGCATTTGATGTTGATAAAGACGCTCTGCCTCACCCAGTATTTAATTTAATCAAGGGACCAAGGAAGGATCAATATAACACACTTCCGCAGTTTGATAATAACCCAAGAAATAACAGTAATGTAGAAAATGTTTTTCCAACATTAGATGTGTTGCAAGGACCGCAACAACCTTTCATGCCTTATAGGAAATCTAATTTATATGATGCAAGTGCTTTTACAACTTACAATATTTGGAGAATTACAGAAATATTTGGCAAACAAAAAGTTAATCTAACTAAATGTCAAAAATATTCTGGGCAAATATTTGAAGATCCTTACACTCCTAGCATTAATACGGTTGATGATATAAATAATGGTGCTTTTGTAGAAGTAACTAGCCCCGATCATGCATGCAGAGTAAAAAGAATTTTTACGATATCAAGTGATATTATTTATGGAACATCTGAAGAAAATGCAAAGTTATTTTGCTTTGATGCTAAACAGAAAAAATATTCATTTGACGTAAAGGAGAAAGCATCATACAATTCAAGTTTTCATTTGCAACTACTTCCTAGTTTTCCTCAGCAACAAATCCAAGGAAAACAATCCAGAATTGAAATTGTCATAGATTCCATAGCATCATCTAAAGACGCAAAAGAGTTTGCACATATCAAGAATAAACAAAACGCTTTTAAGTACATAGTGGTTTTAGTACCTAACGAAAAAGTGGAAATAAAAATGATAAATCAAGCAAATGTTCAAGTAGCAAAGTTTAATTTGGGTATTATTGCTACATCTGGAAATGAAATTAATCTTTATTTTCATTTTTTAAATGACATTTTGCTTTATGGAACTACACCAGATCCAAGCACTTGGGTTTCTAATTTCCCAAGTTCAAAAAACAAAAATCAACCTTTAGACAAATACACTCACGGTATATCTGAACAAGCACAAATATATATGGATATTTATTATGCTTCAGTAAATTTCCAGTTTGAGCCATTATGTTTTAATAATTTTGACCCACAACTAATTGACGATACATTACCTACTCTTACTTACAGATATTTTGAGCATATTGAAAACAGTTTTGTATTGCAGCCATACCAGGGATATTCAACACAATTAGAAAATGGTGTGTCTTTTTTCCATGATCAAAGATCTGGTTTGAATGATCAGCTTAAAATTGATTACACATCATTGGGTGGTAGTAAATATGCTCAAATTAAGTTTAACTCTGCAATCTCTGGCCCGTTGTTTGTAAAATCAGAAAATACTCCAAACTACTCATTAGCTCCTCCAAAATCATTGCTTAAGCCAATTATAGATACACACGGCGGCAATCTTACAAAATATTTAGAAGATTGGTCTGTATCTACACAATTTGATGAAGGCAGCAAAATATTATCATCTACTGCTGAAATTAATCTAGCAAATATTGATGTAGCTTTTTCGTTAGACACTGTTTACAATGGAGTAAATATCCTTACCTTAATTGAGCAAAATCAATTAGTTATAGAGCTTTCTGCTGGATATGAACAAGAAGAAGTGTTTTTTCAAGGTTTTATAACCAAATTAAAAACAAATAGAACTGCATCTGGAAGTGTAACAAGTGTTTCTGCCGTAGATGTAGGCTCTTATGTCCTAAAAAACACAAAGTTATTTGGGTTCCTTTCATTTCATGGAGCTAAATATAAATACTGCTTCAGAAGAATTATGGAACATTCATCTTTCCACAGATTTTTTGACTTTGATATAGATAATTTAAATCCTGGATTTCAAGCAGGAATGAACCTTAATATTTCAAATACTCCTTTAGAGGAAGATGCAATTAAAGCCTCTATTTACACAGACATCATAGATGTTTTTAACATGTTAGGGCCTAGAATGAATAAACAAAGTGATTGGCCAGTCATGTTTTATGATGCAAACAGACAGTATTTAAAATTAGACTGGAAATATGATCCAAAATATAGAGATGAATTAAAACTTTTTGACATTGATTTAAGACAAGCTAATTCTAGAAATGCGAAATTTACTGAGCGTTTGACAGATTGGCATGGATTACTATCTGAAGGTGGATATCAAATTGAATCCGACACTGAAAGATATCATAGCAATTGGATAGCTGAAGGCTCAGGATATGAAGGTTTTATCTTTGATCGTATTCCTATTGTCCAAAATCCAAACCCAATTTTAAACGGGAATTTTAATGTAGTAGGTTATGTAGGTTTTGAAAAAACTCATTGGAAAAACTGGGGAAAAGCAATGCCTGATACATTGGCATTAAGAACATGGCATAACAAACAAATTGAGTTGAATAAAAAACCTAATTACACTGTTAGTTTTAATTGTTATGTCACTAGACCTTTGCACCATATGGGCACTTTTCATATAAAATATCTTTGGAATGGTGGTTTTAAGGTTACAGATAATTATTTTTATTCTTCAGTAACATATAAAGCTAACAAAAAAGAAAATATTATTACGGCTTCTGTGCAAGGGAAATCAATCTTCAACCTTAAATAATTGAATTAGGAGATTACTATGCCTCAATTCTTCAACCTCTCTGATGCGATCAAATACCAGATACAAAGTAACCAGCAACAAAGAGATGCTCAGCTCAACTCACAGTCTCAATTAGCGGCTGATCTTATGCTGTCTAAGTTCAGAAGGGATACCTATGATCCAAATCAAGATGCATTGACTTGGGGCGCTTCAAGATGGGGACAGGCAAAAGTAATCAACGAAGATAAGCCAATTAACTAATTATGGGAAAGACACCAATTTATGGGCTTGGATATTTAGAGCCCAATCAAGATTTAAGCGAAGAACTCGATTTAGATGAGCTTCGCTTTCGTGCTATAGATACCCAAACATATTCTCTTTATCAAATATTTGGTAATGGAATTATTGAGGATGAAAGTAATAATTATTCATCCTGGGTTATCAGTGTAATTCCTAATGATGTTCAAAATATTAGAATATCTAGTGGTAAAGGATTTGTTTCTTGGAAAGCGGCTGAAACAACATCATTTGAAGATGTAGCACTTCCTATTCTTCCAACAGGTATTACAAGCGCAACAGTTTGGGTTTATGCAGTTACAAATGATAATACTCCAGTTACCAAAGATATTGACTTTCTTACATCACTGGTAGAGATTACAGACATAGACAATTTCGTTTCATTAGGTGGTGTTATTGTTACTTTTGGTGAAACAACCACTATTGAACCGTTTACTACAGGAAGAGTAAGAATAAGCATAATTTCTTCTCTTTCAGGAATTATTAATTCACACAAACATATTGGTGGATCTAATAACCCAAGTCCAATTAATTTAGCCAAACATGTTCAAGGAAAACTGTCTGGAGAATATATTGAAAATCTTGATATATCTACAGTTACTAAAGGTACATTGTCTGCTGAAAGATTGCCCCAAATTGACCACAAAACACTTGATAATATTGGAACACTTACCCATACTCAAATAGACTCTTTACTTGGTGCTCTATCTTTACCTGATAGTTCATACAGATTATCAGATTTGTCTATGGCTAACAGATTACAAATTGTTTTAGCTATGAAAAAACAATTTGCATCAGATTCAGACTCTACTCAAATCAATGCTTTGTTTTATATTCCAGGTATTTTCCCAAGTAGAGATACAGACACAGCTACTACTTTAAGGGATCTAAGTTTACCAGGTTACATAACTGAGGCTAATGTATATGATGATCCTGGAGCTGGTTACGATACTGCAGTAAACTTTATAGAAGCTGCATCGAGTGATTCAAATACTGCATTTAATGTATTTTTTACTTCAAAAAATAACTTTACCACAATGTTAAATTACATAAATGGCAAAGACATTGGTGAATTGTATGTAAACTCAAATATTAAAATTGAAGGTACTACAGACGATAATGCTGATGGTATTTTTAAAATTGATACTCCAATTAACTTTACTATACTTTCAAATGCTGCTGGATCTGATTTTGAAAATACAGCTTACGGTTGGAATTATTACACCAAGAAATTAAGAAACACAGACGACACCTACACTGACACTCAATATACTTTATTTACAATCCCTGCAACAAAAAGAGATTGGAGCAACGTAACTAATATTGGTCTAGGAATTAATTTAACTGATACTGATTCTGCTTGTTCCATTTATATGGTTTTATTAGTAGACCCAACTGATAATAGAATATCTGACGGAACTTTAGTTAGTGAAACTATTGAAGATAGGGCTAATGCAACTGTTCAGACATTAGAAATTAAAAGAACACTTCCAAGAAAGATTTTTACAAAAGGCACCGACGATTACGCAACAGATATTTTTATTAATGTAGATCTTTCAGAAATGATAGAGTTACCTTCTGATAGAGTAAATGTTGTTGGCTTTGCTTTTTATATTAAAACTGATGACACATCTACCGAAAGATGGAATGGTGATGCATCTCCAACTTTAAAATTAATTGCTCCAGCTTCTGAGTTACTTGTTGATAATGCTGGTGATGATTTAACAACTTTACAAGATGCTAGACTTAATGAATCAAATGGTAATCTTTCGGCTTTATTTTTGTGGAACGAATATTTGTATGCTGAAAGTTCAAGATATATATTTAGATTAGATACTGGAAGCACATCAGCCACTCTTAATTTGTATTCATATAAAATAACTGTTCCTGCAGGCACTTCATATACTATATCTGCGAGAATAACTGACAGTGCAACAGAAGATGATTTAAACTCTTTGACTGCTCTTGATATTACCGAAGAGGCTACATTAATTAGTGGTACATATGAAATTGTGCCTCCATCATCTTATAGCATTACTCTTCCAGGCTCAGGCACATATACAAGCTCAAAGTTCAATATTGGTAAATGGCTAGATATTGTTATTGATCTTTATGCAGATTCTGAGGGTTTAAATACACCAGAATTTGAAGAGTTGAGTATTGATTACACTTCAGTTGGTGGTGCTCAAAGTAGAACTTGGAACACAAAATACGACAACATAGCAGACGACCAATCAGGATGGGTTGAAAGTGAATACCAAAAGTTTAACATCTTATATGGACCTAACTATACTGAAGGCGGTTTAACTAAAAACGTTCTAACACTTGATAAAAAAGATGTTGGTAATTGGATTTATTTAGCAAAAAGTAGTGCTTTGTCTGCATTACAAACCGCTTCAACAACAACAAAGTCTACTTATGAAGATGGTAATGACAATAGTACTGCTGTCAATAGTCTTTCAACTTACTTAACTCCTTGGCAAATATTCAACAAATCTTCAAACTATGGCTTTTATAAACCAAAAGATTTCAGAATATTGTGGGATGAGTCTGCAATTTATGCTGATACTTTGAATGACAGAATTATCCACTTTGACTCAGCTGGAGTGGTTAAAAAAATAATTCAAGGTAATTTAAGACTTAAATTAGCTGAAAGAGATTTTATGGTTTTGGCTGCTCATTATAATCCTGATGTAGCAGTTATATATCTTCCATTTTCACAATGTGTCAATATTTTAGATGCTAGCAAAATTAAAATTATTTATGATGGTTTAGACATATCTGCAAATGAAATAGCATATGTATCATCTGTAGAATTACTCACACCTTTAGTAAGCGTTAAATCATCTACTGTTGTAATTAAACTTACATCAAAAATGAATAAGCTTTTATCTTCTGCTACTGATAAAAGAGTCATTATATTGACTGGTGCTTTTTCAACAAATGGAACTGCAACAAATGATAGTGAATCTTCAGATAATACAAACAACATTTCTGGCACGGGATCATCAACTCCAGGAACTATAGTTGGACCACCTTCTGGCTATACAAACAGCGGATTAGGAGATGGTGGTAAACCTGGTTCACTTTCTGTTAGAGCTGATTTTAATGTCATGGATATTTTAGACAGTCCTTCCTTAAAAAGATTTGAATTAAAAGGAAATACAAATCTTTCAGGAACGGTTGAAATATTTGATTCAATGTCTAAAAAGAATACATTTTCAGGATTCCAGAGTTTTGATTTTAAAGCAATGGCTGATGGAGATATAACTGAAATATTTGATTATAATGGAGATGGTATAACCACAACTTTAATTGCTCCTCCTAAATCGGGTCAAACTATTGCTCAAACAACTCCGATAGAATTAAATATGTTGACAGGCCCGGTTTACTATGCAAATATATTTAACCCAATATCTGTAATGGTAAATAAATCATATCAATATATTGTTGCCCAGCCATTTGTTAATTCCGTTATTGCATTTGACTATGACACAGCAAATAGTGTACTTTGGACTTTACCAAGCACATTAGTTCCATTCAATGCAGACTTGTTAGGTTCAGCATATGAATTGAACAATGGAAATATTTTAATAGCTTTGCCTTCTCAATCATCCACAGTTCTTGGTAAACTAATGGTCATAAGAAGAACAAATACAGATGATTTTCCGATTGTCAACATAACATTGCAAGGAGACGCTGTTTATGCTCTCCCTAGTGAAAAATCTGGCGAATATTATGTTTTAGTTGATGACAGATTTAATAGTGGTAAAAACTCCAAACTTTTAAGAATAAACACTTCTGGCACTGTTGTAAAATCTTGGAATAATAAGGGATTGCTTACAAAACCAACAGGACTTAATGTTTTAAGTAATGGAGATCTTTTGATAGCTGAGTAAAGACATGAATATATCTGCAAGAAACCCATCAATACAAACCACAATTAACAATAGACAAATTGATATAAAGCTCATCTCTGCTCCTGACAACTTTATAGAAAATACAAATCAATTTAACCCAGTAATTTTTGTAAGAAAAAATGTCAAAGCTACAATCATTGAATCTGATGAGAGTTTAATTTTTGAAATAAGTAAAGAAGCTTCCTATAGCGTTTCTTTTGCAATTAAGATTGATGAAGTTAAAATTAATCAAATTGATGAAAAAACTTTAACTTTAGATGATGAACTTCAACTTTCAATTGATTTTGGAAAGTTTGAGTTTAATTCTAACAACACAATTTTAGTCAAATTACTGAATGACAATGCGAACCTTAAATTACAAGCAAAAGATACAGGAATTAGAAAATTAAATATCCCAGATGTAGTTGCTTTTACTAGCCCTTCTGGTTTACCAACTATACCTTTTGGAGTGAGAGAGCCAGAGTTTTCAATTGGTATTTTTGATTATTATAGTTCTTCAAAATCAGTTACGTCATCGGTAGACCCAGCTTTTAAATTACCAAGACTAATAAGGCATGGAGTACCTATCATTTCTACAGTTCCAGCAGAAGACAGTACATTTCTTACTGAGTCTGAAAAGAATGCATATAACCTTGGTCTGGGTGAAATGAATAAGAGACTTTACTTTAAGATTGTTTGTAATTCTATTTTAGAGTCAACACTTACAATTGGATCTACTTCTAAATGCCAATTAAAACTTTATCTTCCAAATGGACTGGATACTGTTAAGGCAGCTGAGTATATTTCCATGACTTTGCTTCATAAAGATACATCCAAAAACATTTCAATTTATTATGCTGAATATATATTTCACAAATCTGGCATACAAGACAATGTTGAATATGTTGATGGATATATGTACTTAGATGTCTATTCTCCCGTAACTGTACAAAGAGATATACCTTTACAATTTGATTTCCTTATAAGTTAGTCAAGGGTTAAGAGTTCTTTTACGAGAATAATTTCATTAAAGATCTCCCAAAAAAATATAACATGGTGCTCTAAATGGCGTTTTCAACTAAGATTATTTTACCTGACAATTTAAGAAGCGAATCACTCAATTCAGAGTTCATTGAGCTAGGTAAAATCTATGTCAATAAGAAATCATCGCAAGACCCTAATTTAGATCTTAATAGAAATCTTTTAAAATTTAAGTTTGAAGTAAGGGATGCTGAAACTAGACAAACTATTTACACTCCTACAAGAATTAAAAACTTGTACATTTCAAACGATCCACAGTTTGATCCTTCTGCAACTTTAATAATCAGCAATTTCCCAGCTGTCCCATCAGAATATGATCCTGATTTAGATTACACAATTAATTTAAACCCACAATATTTTTACGATACTTCATTATCATCAATTTCTAGCACATCATCAGCCGCAGGAACTGGTTATTTTTTAATTAATAACTGGCCATTGAGTGCAAATGGTGGACTTTCAACTGTTTACATGAAAGTTGTTCTTGCTATTGGAGATGATCAGGCAGAATATCCTAATGGTGGTGGAGTTTTTGACCAGATATATTGGGAAGGGCAATTACCAACAACACCAACCCAAGTTGAATATTCAGCACTAAAAAGTGGCTGGACTGGCGCTCATTCTTTAATTACATTTAAAGGGTCTTCAGATGCTAATGAAACTTATTTAAATGGACCATCTGCATACCTTGGCAGTATTATTGAAGTTGCTAAGTTAACTGGATCATACAACTTAAACTCAGCCATTGGTAATACAAACATATTTTATTCAACTTTAGGCACTGCAGCTATAGATCCAACAGCTGCACTTACGTTTTCTACTTATGAATTTGTTAGAAATGGCACTGCACTTCCAAACCCCACAACCTCTTTTACTTACAACAGTCCATCTACAGCCGATATAAATACAGATTATAGATTGTATTCAGGTGGAGTGTATAGCAAAGGTGTTTCTTTCGATGGTGAAACAGGACTAACTTTGGACTCAGAAAACAACGGTGTTTATGTTCAGTCAAAATATACATTTGATAACACTGCTGCAGGTAATGGGTATACAATTTCTTTCTTTAATACAATTAAGACACAATCTGCTTATGATGAAGACCAAATTGTTACCAGAGTAGACGTGAGCGACTTATCTTTTCCTGAAGCATATTTGTATACTATAACAGCTTCTATTGGCGAGTCTTCTTTATATCAAAAAACTACATTACCAGCCCATATTGCTCCTAAGATTTTAAATGGTGGAATATTTGAAACATATTTGCAAGACACCGGGCACAGCGAGTTTATTTTAGAGAGCTATTTTACTGAAAATATTGGTTCTACTCACTCTGCTAATATTGATAAAAAAAGTTATTTGCTTTGTAGATCTTTAATTCCACATCCTCCAACAGTAACTAATTTTTATCCTCAATTTAATGTTTTTTATGAAGGCTCTAGTGCGACTGGAGTGACTGTTAAAGTTCAAGAAATAATTTCTGCTTCTGGTCCTTCTATAATTGCAGCAGATTTAGGTGATTGCAAGAATGATGATTTTACAAGTTTGAACTTTCCAATATCATCTATAACTTCAAATTGGGATGTATATTTTGATGAAGAGATGAAACTAGCATCTTATTTTGAGCAATCATCTAATACAATTCCAACTTATGACACTGACAAGATCACAGTTCCAAAAATACAAGATATTTCGGTAGACACTCCTTTTGCTGCAAGTTATCAAGAGTTTCAATTTTTAAAACCATCTTTGTCAAACAGAGCTAGTTTAACATTAAATTATAAGCATAATTGTGATGAGCTTTATGTTGTTTTTGCTACAAATTTACCAACAGATTTGAATTATGCAAGCGTTCTAGGTATTAATTGCGATCCTGAATACAATTTATCAGAAGATTACACAAATAATGAAACTCTTGTTGTTAGATTTAGCGCTATTAAAAACGAAGTAAATGTCAGTCAAAGAAACTCTGATAGTTCTTTATCAAATTATGTATTAAGGTCATACAAACCACTTACAGGTATTGAAAATGATACCTATACAATCGAAATAACAGATTTTAATCCTGAAGGACTAGCCGGTACAAGCCAAAGAAAGTCAGCCGATGCAACATGGGTTTGCTTAAGAAGAGGGACTAATATTGAAGGCTACATTCAGTTATCAAAAAAATTCAGCCCTAACGCAAACGGATTAGGATATTACGTGGGCTTTGGATTTAAAGAAGATGATTATGGACTTACATCTGATGAAAACTTTATTTATGAAGCAACATTTAGATCATTACCAGGAATAGAGAAAGATTATTTTAATAAGCCAGAAAGCATAAGATCTTTTATGTTAGCAAATGAAGGAGCCAGTAAATCAAAACCGTATTTGGGACAAGTCAATATGAGCTCCAATACTGATTTTAACGGTTTTAATTATTCTGCACCTCAAGCTGGCGATGCTACAAACCTATTGGTGTCTTGCGCTTCAGCAGGTGGAAATATTGATGATCTTTTGTTAGTTGGAAGCACATTATTTCTGACAACAACTTCTTCAATAGATGGTGTATCTATAGCTAGTCTTAATGTAAATGATTTGATAATTATTAAAGATCAAGTAGACAATTCATACAATAAGATTTACAAAAAAGTCAATAACACTACATTTACAATTTATGATTCTTATGTAAATAATCAAAAAATTACTGTAAGTTCTGGAACAGTAAATGCCAATACTATCTGGTTTGTTCAGAGAAAAGGGGCTAAGAGATATTTTTACAACACAATCTGGTTCAAGGATATAGAGATATCATCTTTCTCAAGTTTTATTTCTACTTCCATGAACCCTTTGTTGCTTGAAATAAAATCAAAATGGACAGTTGCTGAAACATCTTTCCCTTATGATGAGTTTAAAATTAGATTCTACTCTAATGACTCTGCAAATAATGTTCCAGATAGTCCTTTGACTGATTGGATTTCATTTAATTCTGAAAACATATCTTCATCAATTTCTACTCTAAAAAGCAACAATGATTTAGTTCAGTTTGTTCTTGCTAACAATTTGCTTAGTTTAGATGCAGGAGACAAGATTTGGCTTGCTGTTAACACTCCAATGGGATGTGATTTAGGAACAGCAAACGGAATTAAATATGATTCTGGTAACAAAATAGAGTCTGGAAAATATGCTGGTTGGAATCTAGCGTCTGATTTATGGTTTAAATTATTTGCAAGATATTCAGAAAGAAGATCAAATACTACACATTTATCAATTCAACAAGCAAGAATATCAGCTATTTCACATTCAGGTTTATCAAGTGATGGATCAAATATTTCATTACCAGTAAAAGTTGATATCAAAGGTCCAGCTGATGTAACTTCTTCTTTAGCTACAAGACCAACACTTTCTTTACATGACAAAGTAACAGTTAGAACAGCCACTTTTGAAATTATTGCAACAGATAATGACTCTGGTATTTTAGCATTTAGATTTGCTAAAGAAACTGATTATGGTTTAATTTATTTTGAACCATGGCAGAGCTGGGATCTTTTTACTAATTATCAAGGGGATAATCTTTACACAGTTTTCTTCCATGGTTCTTCTAGATATGATTATGCCGGTGCTTCAAATAATCTTTTTGCACAACAAAATATTGGATATGCAGGAGCTCGCAAAGTTTGGGTTCAATTAATGGACTTTGCTGGAAATATATCTGAATCATATCCATATACATTCGTTGCACAAGCCATAGCAGCAGTTGATACAGAGTCTCCTTCTGGAACAATAGAGTTTTACAATTTAGAGACTAATAATAAAGTTACACTAACAAATAAAGTAAACTCATGGTTAAAAGTTAATGGAACAGACACAGTTTCTGGTATCAAAGACTTCAAAATTAGAAGAGTCTATAATGATGGTCCTTCTACCTGGTCAAATTGGCAAATGTACAATTCATATGCACCAGTTTTATTTACCAATGAATCAGATGGTGTTAAGAAAGTTGAAATAGCTTTTAGAGACTATGGCAACAATATAACACAACCTGAAGTAAAGTGGAATAAAATAATTAAAATTAAAAAGTAATGAGACTGTAAATGAGTAGCACAATATTTAATCAAAGCATAGTTTGGCAAAGTAAGTTTGATTCTGAATCATGGTTGTATATGATGGGAATCACTCAGACTACATATAATTATGCTACTCTACTTAATTCTCAAAATACTGACTATGATGATAATACTGCATATTATTTAATTTCACAAGATACAGGTTCAATAGGTAGAAGAATTGTTTTAAGTTCTTCAGATACTATAACAATTACTGGTGCACCTAATAATAATGCTTTTGGTATTGATGAGGCTAACAACTTATTAATTTTTGATCCAGATTACCCAGTAACAAGTGCTACTTCAGTATCTGTTAAGGTTGTAAAGAATGTTGCATCAATTTGGAAAAGAAATCAAGAAAGACCTCAATTTTTAATTGATTTTACTTACCAAAATGAAAGAGCAATCTTGTCTGTAGTAAGCAGTGACGAAGGGTTATTTTTAGGCGGTGTGTCTGGAAAGATTTGGTTTTATGATGGAATTAGAATTAAAGAAGTTTATCAATTTGCTAATTCAGGTGTATTAAAACCAGTATCAGCTTTATGTATACATCAATTTGCTCATGAAACAATTCCTTATCTATATGCCGGAAGTAGTGATGACACAAGCCTTTTTAGAGCAGAATTAGCAGAAGCGCAATACGGCAATACCTGGGAAGCAGTTGGAGATCTTTCTAATCCAGGCGTAAATTGCATGGCTTCAGCTTTTAATAAACTCTTTTTGGGTATGAAGAATAATCAATTTGGAATATATTCAAGAATCCCTGAAAGTAAATTAAATCCTCCTGAGTCTTTCCTTTCTGACGCAAATGAACAAGTAATAATTGAAACTGAATCCACTGAGGTTCATATTTTAACTCCAGACAATATTGAAGATTACGATAGAGAAACATTCGATATACAATGCTTCGAAGTGGGTCATAATCAATTATTTGCTGGTATTTCTAATCGCCCAGAAGTTTGGTCATATTCAGAAGTCAAAACCAACAACCCTTTGAATGACGAAGAATGGGGTATGCAGATTTTTGATAGAAGTTTTATTGATGACCCTTCACCAGCACAATTTTATACTCAAGGCGGAGTAACTAATTCAAGATTTCACTCAAACGTAAATCATCAGTTTTTATATGATCTTTCTAATCCAAGTAAAGTAAAAGATTTGATGCTTGTTACTGGTGTTGCAAATGCTGAAACTGCATTTGAGTTTACGACAGGTTCAGATTGGGAACAAGTCCTTGATAAAACATCTACGCAATTAGCTTTTAATGAAGTTGACTGTGCTTCAACTGAGAATGTTAGTTTGACTAATACTGTTCTTCCTATAATTGATGGATTCCAAACAGCAATCAATTCAACAGTTTTACTTAAAGATCAAACTACAGAATCACAGAACGGAATATATAAAGTAGCATTTTCTGGTGGAAGTTATAATTTAGTAAGAGCTTCATTTAATACTGCTTCTTCTGTTAGAGTTGGATTCATTATTAAAAATGGAAGCATCAATTCTAATACCAGATATCTTATTGACACAAATGATGTTTATCTTGGAAACTTTAATTTTTACAAACCACAACACACAATAGAATTAGATTTATTTAATGCTGGATATAAAAAATATTCAAATGAAGATGCTGAGCCTTATTGGATAGGCTTTGGTAATAATTTTGCAAACAATTCATATGTTGATTTGATTGAAGATATTAAGCGTGGCTATCAGGGAATAGAAGTTTCTGATGGTTACAGACAATATAAGTTAGAGTTTAATTTCCAAAAAATTAAATTATCGAGTGGAAACAGTCAAGCTATCATTGATTTGCCACGTTTTGGATTTCTTAAAAACTGGAACTTTTATGATGCAAGAACAACATCAGATTGGGAAATTGGCGGTCTAATTGAAGCTTTATCAGTAGTAGAGCAAAATGAATATACTGTTGACAATGTTGCTAAGAAAACTCAAGTATTATTCTTAGAAACATTGGGAGCAACAGGTAATCCTTATATTTTAAATAGTTCTGTAAATATTGAAGTGAACTCAAATACTAAAGTCTTTGTTAAACTTAAAATCAATGCACAATCTGGATATACAATTTCTAAGGGTCAAATAAGACTGTCATGGAGTTACAAGAATCAGCAGTTCGAAAATTGGTCCGGTGTTGATATAAAAAACTCAAGTGATTATGTTTTGTATGAAATAAGCCCAGCATGGCATGGATCTATTAGTCAAATCGCTATAGAGTTCAATGGATTGTCAGAAGATAGTTCTAGACCTACAAATG